GTCGCGAACTGCGTCGTGAACTGCGTCGCCAACTGCGTCGCCAACTGCGCCGCCAACTGCGTCGCCAACTGCGTCGCGAACTGCGCCGCGCCGCTTGCGTAAGATGGCTTCCGCCACGCAAGCGGCTAAAGCCCCCACGAGAGGCGATTTTACCCGTATCACCCTGGCAGGGTATTTGATGCCCGCTTTGTCGTAGCAGACGGGCATGTACTTATCGAAGGTATCCCAATCCGTCTCGCCGGTGCGGAGTCCTATTGCTATCCACTTCTTGGCCCACTCCGGCATCATTTTCTCTTGCTCTTCGGTCAACCTATTAATGCGATCAGGCATTTCGTCCCCCTTAGTCGATAACGGGCCGCAGGCCCTCGTTTGTGTGCTCGACCTGGCGCCTCAATTCGTATACGCCGTCCTCTATCCTCGCCGGCCGCAACCCGTTCCCGTTGATCACCTCGCCGTGCTCGGGGTGATAAAGCGTGGTCCCCCTCGCCACGAAATAACCGATTACGCAATTGCCCTCCACGTGAGGGTAAAAGTCCCCGACATCATAGGTGTGCGGATGCCCGTGGCTGCCGGTCAGCAGGGTCTTAGACTCATCCCCCGTCAGCCCTTCCGGGAGCTTCTCGATGCGGATCAGGGCCAGATCTCCATGACGATAGCCGTGTGGTATTTCCGTTGCCGCTGTAGCTTTGTTTGCCATATCCTTTCTCCTCCTTTTGTGTCGAATCCGTCGTAGAACTCCGCTCACTTATCATACTTCAATGATAAAAACCCGTCCCGATCAAACTCTACTGTGGGTCCATCAAACTCTGTGAAGGGTATCTCTCTGATCGTCGGGTCCACAAGAGTCAGGGCCACACCGTTCAGATGGACCTCAGCGTGCTCCACCCCGTCGCTCTTCCTCTTCCCCACCACTACGATGCCTTGGGGGTATTTGTCGATTAGGGCACAAGCGATGTGCCTGCAAAGAAGGATTGGCGGAGATTTGAAGAGATCGGATAGCCAACTCATTGCGCCGTCACTGTCGCCGTGTAACTCGTCTGATTGAATGGTGGTGTTCCGCTTTGAAGCGTCGTTGATCGCGGATTGCTTACACGTCGCGCAGCCCGTGAGGAGCAGCAGCCCCGCGAGGAGGATCACAGCTAAAGCGCCGGCGAGGATCGCCGCAGCGACAGAGGCACCGCCGCCTATGCGAGGATGGTCCTTCTTGTGCTTGTCCATGGCATAGGTGACGAGCCAGGCAACCCCGGCGAGTAAGCCTGACGCCCAATGGGTGAGAGTAGGATTCATTGGCGCCTCCTTCTTTTGCCCCCTCATCGCGCCGAAAAGGGGAGTATTCTTTTTCTTGTGTATACCTTTCGGCGGGTTCTTGGCGCAATGCCACCCAACCGGCAGAAGTTTTTTCAATAGTATAGTACACTGTTAGTTCTCCACGATCTGATTTCAACCTTCGTCTTCTCCCCCTATTTGTCGGCCTGGTCTTTGGGCTTCGGCTTGTTCTTGTTGACATACGACTTCACGAGGATTGCAACGACCTCCTTCAGTTTTTTGTGCTTCATGGCAACGGTCGCTTTAAACTGGTCAAAAAGGGTGTCATCTATCTCTGTATATATTCTCGCCATGTTGTTTTTTCGCCTCCTTTTAATGAGTGTTCATGCGCTGATAGAATACTACTACGAGACAGAAAGATTGTCAAGCATATTTTTTGTGTCGAAAGCAATTATTTTCTTGACAGCCTTCCCCGCACATGGTAGAAACATATTACTACAAGGTAAGGAGGTGGGGAAGCATGCGCGAACGCTGAACGAGCCCTGAGAATGGGCAGGCATTTGAACGGTAAGGAACGGGAAGGAAAGCTGGATACCACGAAGGATAAGAAGGTAAGGCTGCTTGAGTCAACTCTGATTGCCGCCATTACCGAGTTTGAAAAACCGACAAAGAAAGCGAAGCCGAAAAAATGAAACAGGCATCCTTATTTTATGAGCCGGAACCTCAATCACCGAGGCGTTATCTCCCTGTTCTTACCGTGACCGAGAACGGTAAAGGGGTACTCGATGTAGACACAATAAAAGGGTGCTCTTTCGGGATGAAGGCTTATCCGGACGGGGGGTGCTATGGCGAATGTTATGCGGCGAAGACCGCAGCCAGGTACGGTATTGACTTCACAAAAAGCGTGAGTAGGCAGTTCTGCGGCTTGTGGCATAGAACAACACTTACAAAAATCATGATGGCTCATCCTGTAAGCTGGTATCGTATCGGAACCGCTGGTGACCCGTGCCACGACTGGACGCACACAGTCTCGACAATGCGAGATTTTAGGTGGGCGAAAAAAACGCCGGTAATCATCACAAAACACTGGGAGATATTGACCGATGAACAAATTGATGGTTTACGCTGGCTTAAAGCTGTCGTGAACACCTCAACGAGCGGCCTTGATAGTGACGCAGAACTGTCACACCGTATCGTTCAGATTGAACGCCTGCGGTCATCAGGCGTCCGTAGTGTGTGCCGAGTCGTTACCTGCAATTACGGAAAATCAGAATGGGCGAGGTCACGTAAGGAAAAGCAGGACTATCTTTTGTCACTTGCGCCTGTCATTGACAATCCGCTTAGGGTGCGCCTGTCCAATCCTCACGTGCTTAATGGTGACATTCTGATAACTCGGCGCGACGATTCTGTAGGTGGCGGAAGGACCGTATCGCTACACGGGCAGGTTTACTTAGGATCATGTACCCGCTGCCCCGACCAATGCGGGATAGAAATGTCGGGGATACCAAAAACAGGAAGAGAGGAGGAAATAATGGGAATGGCAATCTGTCAGGAGACGCTTTTCAACGACAAGGCGGAGTTTTTCTATGTCCCGTCCGTCATTGGCTCGGGATATGAGACGGACGTGGCAACATTGGCCCTTGAGGACGGTATAGCGCACCGGGCGGCCAGAAAAAACATGCAAATTCATTCGGCGATCATCTTGAAAATTAACGACGAGTTTGCGGGTTTTATGACTTTTCAGAACAACGATATTGTCAAAGAATTTTGTCTGCTTCAGTCGGTTATCCGCCCAGATAGACATACCGACGACCTGTATAAGCGTATGGTTCTGGAGGCTATTTCTCATAACACAAACAACTATCCGGCGATAATGACGACCAATCCGAAAAGTACGTTTGAGACACCGGCATTGTTTAAGAGCATAGGCTTTGAAACTTACTTGGAAATGTCCGGCTTTCACTACATGGTTCACGGCAAGCTCGAAGATATCCGCATGAAGATACTCGCCCATATCACCATGACAAACGTATGGGAACCCAACAAGGCCAAATGGTTACAACTCAAGAAAGATTGGAACGCAAAGATCGAAGAAGCCGGGGCCTTGCGCGGTGTGGCTAATCCCTTGTACGCTTCCCGTGACGGCTGCTGGCAGGGGACAAACGGCTTTGCCAATGTAGTAACAGGACACGCCCACAACGGTAACGCTTCAGTGCTCGACCCCGTGGCATGTGAAGTCATCCTTCGTTTCTTCATGCCACGAGATGGCCGACGGGTTTACAACCCTTTTGGCGGTGGAGTTCAATTCGGGTTTATCGCTGGCTCATACGACTATGAGTACATTGCGAGCGAAATCCGGCAAAACCAATGCGATGCCAACAACATGATATGCCAGGACCTCAACAGCGCAAAATGGATAAAGAGCGATAGCTCGACCTACGAGCCGGAAGGCATGTTTGACCTGATGTTCACCTGTCCCCCGTACTACAAGGTGGAAAAATATATCGACTATGATGGGCAGCCGCCGGAAGGTGAGATAAATTCCTTCAGTACCTACGATCAATTCAGGGACGCCTTGTTCTCAGGGTACAAAATAGCCTTAGCACACCTGAATGACAACCGCTTTTTCGTTGTGATGACAGGCGACAGCAGGGACAAGAACGGGGGGTATTACTGTCATGAATCCGAGACAGAAATCTTCCTAAAGTCATGGGGTTTAAGTGTTTACAACAAAATCGTATACGTCGAATCGGAGTTTACCCGCCTTGCTCACGCAAAAAAAACCATGAATATGCGGAAATTTCCAAAGCGAGAGCAAAAAATCATAGTCGCTTACAAGGGGGATATACCCGTCATTAAAGACTTATTCCCGGCCATAGGGAGGTTATGACCCATGATCGACGTTTTAGCGGAAGTTCAAGCGGAATTGGAACGGTCCAACGCGAAACATCGGGCTTTCTTTTATTCGGCACATGAGGGTTTTTCGGTATTGAAGGAAGAGGTTGACGAGCTGTGGGACGAGGTGAAGGCCCAAGAACGGGACATGGTAAGGATGAGGAAAGAGGCACTACAGGTAGCGGCTATGGCTGTTAAATTCATTGCTTCGGTGTGTGATAGACCATTTGATGATGCGGAAACCGAATCATGATCTGCCCCTCTTCCGCCCATTGTCCCAACGCTCATCCAGCCTGCCGCCATGCGGTCGAACATGAGAGAGATTTTACCTGCGCCCCTTTTTACGATTGGAGAGGCATAGTATGCCCCGCCTGCCATGATAACACCCTCGCAAATATACGCGAAGACCTATATAAACAAAACAGGGAATAATTACAATGCCTTTATACACCATTGTGCAGATTTTACTTTAAGGACGGAATGTATGGAACCAAGACCGCTTGAAGGAGATGCATCGACCTGGGGACCACGTACCCCAATCCACACCGAATGTTCGTTTTGTTCCGGCCCCGGAGCAATCATCGTCCGGGTGACTGCAAAAGAGATTGTCTATTTCTGCGGGCGAGCCGACAATGACCCGCCCCGGTGAAGGTTGCTTTGTTTATGCCGCCGTATTTCCAGGTGCTTCCTGCTCAGTCAAGGTCTGAGGGGCAGGAGTAGCCGCTGCTATCGCCGCCTGCCCTGCCACGAGCATGTTGACTGCGTTGGTTGCGATGTTCGTCACCGATGCCGTGAGCTTGTCGGTCGTGGTCAGCGCCCCGCCCGTGGTGAGCTTCTGTGCCGCCTGTCCGACGCTCAGAAGGGTAGCCGCCGTGTTGGTGATCGCGTCCTTAGCGTTCTGGCTGCCGACCGCCGTGAGCATGTTGTTTGCAACCGTGGGGGCTGCCGTGCATATTGCCTCTATTGCGGGGACAGCAGGTGCAAGCTCCGGGTCGATGATTCCCATGAAAGGGGCCGCCGCTGCGAGAGCAGCAAAGACTTTCTGAATGTCCGGCATAGCCTTAGCCAGATCAGCCTCGAACTTTGCGAGTTCGGCCTTGACCGATGCCTCTACTTTATCCACGTCCTGAATGAACCCTGCCAGTGTAAATGCCATGAAAATCCTCCTTGTGTTTTTCCGCCTATGCGGTCTGTTTCTCTTCCTGAAACTTCTTTTCCAGCTCTTCCGTTTTTGCCGCTTGGCCTTTCTGGTATTCCATCCACTTGCAATAGCCGCCCAAATCGTTCCCTTCGCCGTCGCAGTAAGGCTTATCGTCGTCTTGAAGAAGATTAACGCTCGTCTTGCTGAACGCTTCACCGTTGCCATCAAAAACTACAGCGTTGATGCACTTATCGCCATGCACGGCTACTATAATCCCCGCACATTCCTTGCCGGTTCCTACCGCCATGCCTTTCGGCCCCTGCTTGTCCCATGCTGACGGCGTGTAAAGTATCATTCTTCCCACTGTCGGCTTGATCATATTCCTTTCCTCCTTGTTTTTTTAGAAGTGCCACTCGTGGGTCACTTCGATTTTCAGCCCCTTACCATCCGTCTGTAGGCTCTCTGCCGTGTCCTCTTCCTCACTCATGTGTCCAGGTGGAGGGCCCGCCGACTCCTGTCCCTCTCCCTTTGCTTTCGTCAACAGCTTCCCCTCCAGGCTCTTTGGGTCCACTGACCTGTCCTGGAGCGGGCGCAACAATTCCTGCGTCTCCTCGTCCACTCTGCACCCCCTGTAGCAGCACTGATACATCCCATCCCCCTGCCTTGAGTATCTTGATTGCAAGAGGCTCAAGCCATTTTTGCGTCACAAGATCGACCGTGCAGTTTGCCCTGATGCGCTTGGTCCTCGCCAGCCAGTTCTCGAAGATGACCCAAGCAAGGAGAACAAGCCCCGCTGCCAGCAAAAACGTTGGTGGGAAGTAGTGCGCTATCCCGTAATAAATGCCCGATACTTCTATGCCGCTTATCATGTCACACCACCTCCCGGAAAAATTCGTGACTCCCTTCGACACACACCTTTTTTAGCTTCCCGGCCTTGATTGCATTGTCGAACCACTCATTCGCCGTCCCGACGACCCGGTAAAATGTGGCACGCATGAGCTTCACCATCACCACCTGCCGAGTCGTGAAGTCATCGAGTCCCCTCACCGTATGGGCGCATTCCTGCAGGGAGGAATTTGATTGCAGCGCCTTCTCCCAGTCCCCGGCGATCTCCCGCATCTTCGGGTAATTGGGATCGGTCGAGATGAGACAGCTAAACTGATTCGGTTGATAGCACACCTGCTTTGGGGTCAACCGATGCTTCGTCGCACGGTTGTCGATCACCTGGGCCACAAGCTGCTTGCCGAGGATAGACTGATTCCGGGCCTCTCCCCATACGGTGAGGATTGTGGCCTGGTCGTCGCTAAGGGCGTAGAAGACGTCTTTATCCTCCGGCTTCATGATCTTTCTCCTTCCTGCATTTGCCCTCCGACCTCATCACGGCGCATACCAGGTCAGGGTATTTCTCTACCAGGTGCTTCACCATCTCCGCCCTGGTCATCCCGTCTGAGGCGTTCCACTGGTCGATGAGCGCGTTTCCAAGGGGGGTCATTTTCTTGCCCCTTCCAGCATATGATCGAGGATTCGATCCACCCCTGCCTCTATATGTTCCACCCTGCTCATCAGCAATGGATGCCCCGCACAAAACGTCTGCCCTTCGAGGGCGCATATCCTTGCCTCGTGAGAGTCGATCTTGATCCGCGTTGATGGAAGGATTCCAGGTTTAAGGGTGCCCTGAATGTCTTCCACTTTCCGCTCGATGTTATCCAACTGTTGCACTTTCTTGCCGAGAGTGAACCACGCCACTGTATACCCTCCCGCCATACCTGTGAGGCCGATAAGAAATTCGATAAGATAGTGCGTGTTCTCCATCGGAACCGCCATTAGTTCATCCTCCACGTGTGCCGCATGTCGAATCCGTCATTATTGGTTCACCGTCACCGTCCGACTTCTTGAATGGTGCCATCTCTACCTCCGTGCCGATGTCGGTAGGCCCGCTATCGGACCTTATGGGTCATAAACCCCTATCCACTGGCTGCCCACCCTCCCCACGCTGTAAAGGTGCTGCATCGCGCCTATGTCCGGTGTCGCCGGTACTGGACGGCCCCGGTAGTCTGTCGTGAGTCCCACGTTCGTTCCGGCCTTGATCGCGGGGGAATTGTAGGCGAGGGTGAAGTCTGTTGCCAGAGAGTAGGTGCCTGATTTGTTTGTAAATTTCGGGTCGCTCGCAACGCTGTGCGCGTCGTTCGTCGGATAGCTGCTGCTGTAGGTCGCCCACGCCGTTCTTAGGGCCGATATGTTAGCCGCAGTAGTGGGCGGCGTTGCCCCGCAATTAAGTGATGCAAAGAAGGTCGCGCCCGGCGCATAATAGACGTTGTAGTCAAACTGGTTCCCGATCATGTTCCCGTTCGTGCTTCCCTCGCTGTCTGAAAGGACGGTTGTCGTATTGCTTACCGGCTGGTAAAAGATATTGTTCTCCGTGATGTTGCCTGACGGTGGCCCTGCCGATCCCACCTCGTGGTCGAAGGTGACCGAAGGCCCGGCAGTCACGTAGAACGTATTATTGAGAATGGTATTGGTTTGAGCCTGCCTGACGTACAAACCGCCAAGCCCCCCAGACTGGGGGCCTATAGCGATATTATGATGGACCGAAACGCCGGTAGATTTGACGACTATTCCGTAATCCGCTCCGATTATAAGATTGTCATAGGCGTTTCCGCTTGTGAGTCCTATCCCCATTAGCAAGCCGTGTGAATGGCCCGAACCGTTAAAATAGATTTTATTGCCCGAAATAGTGGCGGTAGGTATGGCTGGGGCGTCTGCAGTTGGACCGTCTGTTCCTACCGCTATGGCCGTTCTGACCGTGCTGGCTGTAGTTGTGAGGGTGTTGTTCTGAATGGTGACAGAACTTGCGCCCCGGTCGATGCCGATGCCTTGCCCCTCTCCAAAGGCAACCGTATTGCCGCTAAACGTGACGGCTCCGAGGCTAAAAACCCCACCATACCACATATAATATGAGGATGAAGTTATTGCTGTGCTGTCGATAACAGCGTTTTGCACCGTAAAATTACAGCCCGTGATGGTAGTGCCAACATGAATCCCATTGCTGGGGCCGAGCTTGAGCGTTCCCCCGTTCCATATAAAATTGACGTAGCCATAGATCGATATTGTCTCGTTGGAAACGCTTGATCCATTTTGAAGCGTATAATTGTTGAATGTCACCGTGGGGCCGGGGGTTGACGATTGGAACAGTATAATGTTCCCCGTCATGCTGGAGTTGCCTATCGTCCCTTGCCCGTTGATGTTGCCCGCTGCGCCGGAGCCGTTGAAAACTATTGTTCCGAGTCCCTTGACCTGCAAATCGTAAGTTGTGCCGGTCGCTACAAGATTGAGGCCGTTAAAAGTGAGGATGCCGCTTGTAAAACTGGTGGTCGTATAGATGCAGGCGGACCCGCTTGCTGGGGCGATATTGACCGTTCCGTCTGCCGTGATAGTAAGGTTCTTTCCGCTCTGCCCCGTAGTGAAAGTGATGACGGATTCCGTGTCGGTCGAGGCGGCAACATAGGCCACGTCGTTTGAGGCCATCTGTGTTATGACCTTGCCGATAGTGGCGTAAGGCGTCGCAAGGGTGCCGCTCCCGGTAGAGTCGTTGCCTATCTGATAGGTGCCCTGAGTGCCGACAAACTGAGCACCGGAGGGGTTGACGTACCACGTCGCGCTCATGGCGACACCCGGCATAAAAAGAAGGGCGAACAGGCAGAGAGAGGGAAGCCGCTTCATCTTATGACCCCGTGGCGCTCATCGCGCCTACCGAATAACAGTGGATATCCGCCCCGTTGCCAAAGGCCCGGCACACAAGGCTCGTATCCGCTGTAGGCGTGGTCACGGTCAGGGTCGTGTATGTCGTGCCACACGCTTCATCGAGGCAGATATTGGCTGTTGTCGAGCTGACCGTGATGTTTCCCACGGGCATTCCGGTAGTCGTGGCCGTCACGTCGAGGGAAAACGAACCTGTCGACCAGCCGGAGACGGCGGGGAGGGTGACGGCAGAGTTGCCCGTGGTCTGGCCAGTGTTATAGAGAACAGCGCCGCTTGTAAGCTGCGCGGCGGTAGGAGAGCAATTCGCGTGGCAGTCGATAGCAACGGTGACGCTCACCCCCGCCCCCCCGACCGGCGTCAGGGTGTTGGTCTGGAAATTGTAATTCCAACCGGAAGGGGGTGAGGATGACCCGCCGGCAAAAGCCGCAACAGGGCTCAGAAGGAGACAGACAATAAGGATGACTCGGTATTGCTTCATCACTTTTCCTCCAGGACCCCGACCGTCGCACTTCCGCTCGCCGTGATGCAGTACCAGGTCACGTTGCCGCCCGTCGTCCGGTCAAAGTTGAAGGTGTGCCCCTGAATGGTGAGCAGTATAGCCGCATTGCTCGTGGATATGTCGCTTCGAGGGGCGATGTAGACCGGCACGTTACTCTGGTTCTCAAACCAGATAGACACCCGGCCATACGGCGCATTGGTCGCCCATCCTGCCTGAGTGGGTCTATAGAGCAGCGTGGGGGTGCTGCCGCATACCACCTGAGACGAGACGGGGCTGTTGCCAACGGCTGTCACTGAGGCGACATTCTGCGCAAACGTCACGGTACAGTAGGCGATTACAAAGGCAATGAGGATGAGGGAGAGATAAACTTTTTTCAAGGGAGTCCTCCTTTATGGCTTTGCGGAAGCACCGGCTTCCGGGAACCTGCGCTCTAGATCGGCAATATCGATGCCAAGCCCATCATGGCCGCAATAAAAACGACGATCACAAGATAGCGCATAACCTTCTCCTTATCTATGCAGGCCCTTGACGGCCTGCCGTATGCTCTCTGAATGTATCCGCTTCCTCTCGATCTCCCGTGCCTTCTTGGCCCTGATCGCATCGGCGGATCGCGTATCGGACTTAGGTGCGGCGATAGTGCTACGATGCAGCATGGTCACCGTCTCGTCGTCGGCACGTGAAGCTGTGATCGGCACGAAGAGAAAGGCCGCAAAAAACAGAATCAAGAAATGCTTCATGGTCCCTCCCATTTACTGCAACACTATACTTATCGACGTGACGGTCGCCGTTGTGGTGCCGTCCGTCGAAAAGATATCCAACGGTTTATTATTAACCGCCGTGATATTCTGCGTGTTAGTGGTGATTGTGGATATTGGCACTCCCTGAGTGCCCCCGAGCGTGTAAACCAGATAGCCAGGCCCTACCTCGATGATATTCATTAGGGCCCCCGAGCCGTGGGCGCTGTTCGTGGTTGTCGGGAGATTGTTGGCGACGCTGTAGCCGGTCCCGCCATTGGCCATGTGACAGGTCAGAATCGTCCCTGACCCATTTACCGAATCGACAACAAATTCGCCGTTTGCTGCGCCCGCCTGCGTTATCCAGAACACATCGTATTGAGCATAGCCGGTCCCGCCATTGGCTAATCCTGATATCACGATCGGGGCAACGGTATCTACTAGGGCGGTGACATCGATGCTGACCGTGTAGGTCCGCCCGGCCACAGGCCACTTCATGGCCTGTGTGGCAATCGCCGTCGAAGAACCGCCTGCATATGGGGCAAGAGTCAGCACCCCGCCAGATATGCTGAAGCCGCCCGCACCGCTCCCGTTCCCAGCAGCGAACGCCCACTGGTTACTGACCATCGGCGAATTCATCAGCTGCCCGGCAAATACCGGTCCGGTCCAAGCGCCGAAAGGAATACCGACGTCTATGCCGTTAACCAGCGCATGGATTAAACCGGTTTGAGTGAAAGAGCCCGTCTGATAGGAATCGGATTGCAACTGCACTACTGCACCACCAGGCGTGTAGAGGCTGCCAATCACGAAGGGCAGCGGGTTCTGGCCGCTGTCCGTGTAGCCCCCCTGTGTATTCTTGTGGCGAGTCCAGTAAGTCGCGTATGACCCTCCGCTGACCGGGGCGGTCGTCGTGTTCGTGGGCTGGTAGGCGGAAATATTGTCGTAGACGTGCCCATCTGATCCCATGACTTGGCTGACTGCCGTCTGCAAGATCAAGGGATCGTACATCTGCTGACCCACCTGAATCGCACCCCCCACTATCTTGGGGATGCTGTTGCCGATCATGGTTCCTGTGGACACAGGAGTTTCATTATCGCTCTTGTACGCCAAGATCGGGGAATAGGTCGCAACGGCTATTCCGCCTCCCAGCGTATCCCAGAGGTCGCTACCGACTTCAATCTCCCCGGTCGTGCCAACCATTAAGGAAGGCGTGCCCCAGGCACTTGCAAAACCCGTCAAACCGAACAGTTCTCCCACGCCGTATCCGGACGCATGATACTGCGTGCCGATGGTCCAGACCATATCCCCGCTGCCGTTGTTGCAAGTGCTGCTGTAGAGGATGTTTCCAGGTGCCGCGCTGCACCAATAAAGATGAGCATTGACGCCGCTGGGCGGCTGCGTCGTCGTATCCGACGGCGTGTAGCCGAGGATACACGAATACGACAACCCATCAGTCCCCAGCACTTCACTTTGGTGGGCTTGCGTTGCTCCGCTCACGGTTCCGAACATCATCGAATCTGCGAGAGAAGAGTAGTCCTGAGCTTCGAACCATCCTGCCCAATCCACAGAAGAACACGTTCCCGATCCTGACCCCGTGCAGCAAGACCAAGGCACGCCCGAAGCCGTGCAACCGGAAACATCGTGAGTCATGACATGGTCCCAGACGGCCAGGGCCATGTCATTGATCGACGTGCCGGTGATCGGCGAGTGATCGCCGACAAGGAAATATCCAGGCCCATAGGCGTGGAATTCCCCGAGGTCGAAGATGCTCGAGGGGAGAAATGCGTAGTGCTTCGCGGGGTTGTTCCAGTCGTTTGAGGGAGATGGCGTGTAGCCCCCGGAAATATTGGCGGACTGCGTGAGCAAGTGAATCTGTCCCTGATAGTTCTGGAGCTTTGCATTATCGCCCGCGCCGGAGATATCTGTGAGGTCAAGCTCCGAGCCCGAACAGACTCCCCCGCTACAACCCGAGCCGCCAGTCTGCCAGCCCTTCACTCCTGATGAGTTTGTGCCATACACCATGCTGTTGCCGGGGGATGCGGAATCGTTGATGAGGGAAACTGAACCAGAAGAGTTGACGATAGAGTCAATGAAAGAATAGAAGCCTCCACAATCACTAACATTCCACGTAATTGCCCCGGTACCAATGATCGGTGACGATGCCGAGGCCATTTTGTCGCACCAGGGGGCGCTGATTGTGAGAGCATAACCCTTTGTGTCGACAACCCCGCTACTCTCGACGCTGATCGGCACGCTCGTCGTCAGGGGCGCTCCAAGAGGGATGTACTCAAAAACTTTAATTTGCAGACCTTGAAGAGCCGCCGTCACCTGGGCAGCATTGAGGGTCTTGAACCCACGAGCATCGACAAAACCGAGATTCAAACTTTGCGTGCACTGGGAATTATAGACCCACGTTCCGTAGGTCGGAGATGTCGGGACATTGTCAAAGTTCCAGCATTGGCTCGAAAGCGCCTGTGAAAACTGTTGCTGTGCGTACGCCGTCCCAATGAAGAGGGCGGCAAGGATGAGGAGTGCGGCAAAAAAGTGTTTCATCTTCGACCTCTCTCAGTAACGAATGAGAATCTTTCTTACTGTATAAGGACTCGTGATATTCATCGGCGTAGGTACGGGATTGCCTACGACTCCAGATATGCCGGTCATGCTGCTGCCGGTGTTAGTGGCTTGCTGAAAAGCATATGTCCCTGCCGCTATTGAACTCCCCCCTCCACTTACTAAGAAGTTGCCTGATGAAGCAGGATGTACATGACCTGGATCGGTAACCGTAATTGTTGCTGGGCCGACCTCATCTGCTGCCTGGGTATGCGTCTCCGCACCGCCCGCGACTCCCGGCACCTGGGTTGTCCCCGTCCACTCTCCCTCGCCCGTGTTCCCCTGTCCTGCACCCATTATCATTCTTCCGCGCGCATCGGGAATGTTGAAGGTGGTCGACCCGTCCCCTACCCCGTGGGGCGCGACGACGATGGCGACGGCGACATTCGAGCTTGTTGCGGGCTGGCTTATGATGATCTGGCTGCCGCTGTTTACTGCGGTTATTATGGTTTGCGGGGTGTACTTGTAGAGAGTGAACGTGCAGCCATTGCTGCCTGCACCGTTATTGGTCACTGTCAAAACGAGAGAAGTTCCGGTGGCAATGAAGGTGATGCTCTGAGGACCCGCCGCAAGCGTAATCGATGGTATCGCCTTATCCGAGCCTGACAAAGTCATGGTTTGCCCAGTTACGGGGGCCGATGTCGCGGTGAGTTGATACATTTGCCCGATAACGGTTGTAATGGCGGCTGTATCTGCCGTCTCAAGTGTCCCTGCCGTATTGACCGCAGACGTGATATTGGGACCCGAGCTAGTGAATGAGTCGTATCCCGTAGCGTTGCAGCTCGTGCTCGCGGTCGCCCACGTGCTCGCCGCCGTGTTGGTAAAAGTGAAGACAGCTGAACTGCCGGAGGGGACAAAGTAAAACTGCTCGACAACGCCGCTCACAACGCCCGGTATTGACGCGCATTGACTGATCCCTGAAGTAGCCGTGAGAACAGGCGCCTGCCCACTCACGATGGGCGTGAAGCTGAGAGAGTAGGTCTGTCCTGCCGTGAGCCCGGAAATAGTCAGGGTGGCCGTCTGTGCCGCAGGTGATGTGCCGGAATATTCCGCGCTTGCGATGTTTGCGCCGGAGACGGTAAACGTCCCGTAGCTGACGTTGACGGGGGTCACACTCCCCGTGCCCGTGGGGCTTGCCCATGATGCGATGAGGTTGCTGCTGCCGATTGCTTCATTGACGATCCCTATGCCCGAAATAGGCATGCCCGCGCCCATGCCCGTGGTGTCTGGAATGCTGTCGATGGTCGTGGAGCCGTGCGTATTCCCCGAGGTCTGAATTGCAAGGAAATTGAACAGGGCGGCGTAGGTTACCCTGCCCACCGCCGAGTGATCCTCTTCCATCCACCTGCCCGGAGGGAGTTTTGGGCCGGGCCAAACCATTTCCTCCCCCACCTGATAAGGAAAGGAGGATGTTCCGGGAGGGATGATCCCGGTTGCGATTGACGACATACTTGCGTCCAGGACCGTTGAGTCCCATGCGACTGTCACAACCGTGGCGACCGGGATGGAGCCTGCAACGGCGCCCGTGATCATACCCTCGATTAACCCCGCGGAAATTGTGGCCTGAATCCGACCCCCCGCCATGAAAATAGCGGTCTGATCGCCGGGGACGGAGAACTGTGTGGAGTTGATATAGGTGTAAGCCAACGACTGCTCTATCCATTGACTTTCCTGAGTCGTTGCGCCACTCGGAGCGGGCATGGAAGAGACGTTGTCCCGGCTCCATATCTGATTGCCCTGCGAGTCCTGCAGCACAAGCTTGGTAAAGCCGGAGAGCCACACATCGGCCTCGCCGCTCGGATCGAGGATCACCGGGTTGGTGTTCACCGTCTGGCCCGAGGAATCCGTATAGCTGGCCTTCAGGTTGCCGAAACCTACAGACCCGGGCTGAAGGGTCCAGAGCTGCCCTCCGGAAAGAGGGTTCCCCGTGCCGGGGTAGAATGCCTTGAAACGGGGATAGGGCGCAATGCTTACGCTCATTGTGTCACCTCTGTGGAATGTTTCAACTGTTCGATGAGCCGGTGCACCTCGCTCACGTATGCGGCGTCGGTGATCCGATGCTCGATGTACGACTGATCGACGGCGATAAGGGATTGACGGATGTCTTGAAGGGTCATAGATCTTTTCTCCATCTGAAGGCGTCGGAACCGTCGGTGTAGTAGCCCTTCAGCCCTCCGGTTATTCTGTACCCAGCCAACGTGTTGCTTTTTACCAGTCGCTTATTCTCCGCGTGACATTCAGCCGTGATATAGGCGACGGAAATTGAGGCGAGATAGGCCCACATGTGAGCGCGTAGCTGCCGGCCGTAACCTTGGTGCTCGTGCTCGGGAAGGACCGCAAGGGAATAGACTCGCCCCTTGGTTTGTCCGTTTCGAAGGGGGGTCACGAGTACGACACCATGGCCGATAACTTTGTCCCTGTGGGTTATCACAAAAACCCTCGACGTCGAGGTAACGATCAATCGCCGGAACTGCCTTTTGTTAAACCCGTCCACCTTAAAGCACGCCTGTTCTACTGACATGATGGCGTCGAGATCGGATAGAGTCGCTTCTCGGATGCTGATCATAGCTTTATTTCCCATTGCTCCCCCGCCTTCATCGCTTTTTTTACCTCTTCAAAGGATTCCTCTTTCGCATAGAGCTTGTGCGCCCAAAACTCTTTGAGGTATTCCAGGCAGTTCTTCACCGCCTCGTCCACTGTGTTCCCCAGGCCGATGACCGACCCGAGAGTCTTTTCTTTGTCGAAGGGAAGACAATATTCACGGCCCCCCACTACGGTGTTGTTTCTCAGCTTCACCCATGGCGCGATTTCCTTTGGATAACTTACGGGGACCCAATTATTGACAAGCCACGGGCTATGCAGGTTTATCTGCGCAGCATATTTCGCTACCGGCTTCATGTTGGGGGTCTCTCCCTTCGCCACCTGGTAGATGTTGGCACCGTAATCCTGCCAGAGTTCAGACCATATCTCGCCGGGGGGTTGCCCTTTTCTGCATGTGTCATCGAGGAAAAGCCCGGTGCCTTTCTCATCAAAACGGACTTCCGTCGAGTGGTTCCCCCGATAGCCGAGCTTTGCATATACCGGCGCCATGGCTGCGCGTATTTTCTCCAATGCTTCCGGCAATTCCGAGAGCTTGACGGCCTTGCAGATATACGTCTCGTCCTTGTTCTCGTTCCCCATGGTGACATAGGGAGAACTCTGCCCGTCGATCTGAAACTCATCGTATCCGGACTCACAAGAGCTTTCTACCTTCGGCCTGACGATAAACTCTTTCTCTTCTTCTTCGTACTCCGTTTCGTAGGACAGTTCCCGGAGCACGGTAATAAACTTCTCGAAGTCCTCGAAGTGCTCCGTCTCCATGTCGCCGCGGTCGTAAGTGTATCGAGGGGTAATATAAAGGTCTTTCGCATCCTTCAACCGCTTCTTGAGGCTATCCAGGCTCACGATAAGCTCGGTCGGGATGACGGGCAGATTAACACTGAGCCCGTCGAGGCCGTAGAACTTCAGAAGGTCCTTATCTTCTTTCCCGGTCCCGCTCAGAAGCACATGGTAGAGCAGCCATTTATCCGTTTCGGTATATCCTGGCCCCGGACCGTAGACCGTGTGACCCATCTTGCGAAGGGCTTTCTGCAGGTCGTCATCATAGAGCGAAAAGAAAATTACGATATCGGCCTTGTCGACGTAATCCCAAAACTTCAGGATGCGTTCATAGTTCTTGAAGCCGTGCCCCACTTTCTGTTTGTCGCTGGTCGGGAAAAAGCCGCGCCAATCCGCACGGTAATAGAAAACTTCCCCATATTCGCGGGAAAGCCGGTCCGCCATGTAGGTGTGATAGCCGTAGTCGACTACGATGGCCTTCATTTTTGACACGTCTGGGGCCTTCGACGGCTCGTGAACAACCGGTGCCTCCGGCTCCTTGTGTCCGATCCCCTTGACTTCATGGTAGAGCGCGGAGTAGAGCCCCTTCGAATCCACCCGGCCGATCAGCTTCTTGAAGACGTCTTTTTCGTTGACTGCGATCCACCTGATTGCCGCTATGCGGTCGAGAAAGAGCCGGCCGTCAGGAGTAAAGCCGTGCTGCTCCTCTTTGACCCCGCGCATGTGCCGCTTCTCTATCAAGGAGTCGTGGCTGTCGGTCGCGTTGCCGGTGATGAAGCCGTGAGAGGTTTTTATTGCGACACGAAGACTCATGTTCTATACTTTCCACATATGGGCTATGTGATCGCCGTTATGGTTCTCGCCGGAATCCTCAATCTTCCCGCCTATTATCACAACTGTTTGCTTCTCCTCGGCATTGGTCTTTACGCTCTTCACTGCTACCTGAAAGTCAAAATCTATCGTTGGCTTCATCGCTGATCCCCTTGCGTAAGGACGTTCCACGCCTTTGTTGCACCGTATCCTGCGGCCAGACCTTTAAGGTTTGGAGCGGGCTTTAAGGCAAGGGCCTTTTTCGTCCCTGCCTCGATAACGCTTTTTGCCGCCTTGCCCCGTGCCGCCATGATAAGCCCTTCCGCGAAATCCGGATCGAATGCCGCCCTGATGACGAGCTTATTCACGTCCTGGTCCTTCATGCCCTTCAGGTAGCGGTATGCGATGCGGGCCGTGTTGATTATTCGAGAGCGGCCCAAGACGGGTTCCGTCGCCTTTCCGAGTACCGTTAGGATGTTTTCCGCCGTGTCCGAGCCGCCGCCGAGAGGGGACTTCGCCGTGCGGTCGAGGATTTCATAGGCATTGCGGATATCTGCCAGAGCTTGAAGTTTCCCCGGCTGGCCCTTGTATATCTCTCGGATGGCCGGCGCGTTCTCCCGGAGTACCCTTGTCATCTGTGCGACGCTGATAACTGGGTTTCCCATGCGATCGACGGCCGTGGTGACGGACTTCTGATAGAAGTAGTCGGCGAAGGCCTTTCTCAGCCCTTCCTCTGCTGCCTTATTCCCCTTTGCCAGTCCGAGCAGGTCCTTTGCAACCTGGGCGGTGTTCTTGCTGCCTGCACCGCCAAAAGCGTTTGCGATGACCTTTTCCGGCTCCGCGCCGAGCACCCGTGATGCTACGGACTTATTGAAGACGGTGAGCGTGCCCCGGGCGTTGTCGACTGCCCGCTGTATTTTGACCACGCTGTCGAATTCCTTTTCCAGCCCGAGCTTTGACAGCACTTCCCGGTTGTGGGAATACCAGCGGTAGACGCGACCGGGGTTAAGTTGCCCGGTGGCGGGGTCTACGGCGGTGTTCAGAAGGTCGTAAGCGGCATAGTCCCTCATGGCCTGGCGTGCTGCGGGCTTGCTTCCTATGGATTTGACAAACTGGTCGGCACCGTCTTTCGTGAAAAACTTTTGCGCGATATTGGCCGTGGCAATGCGGGTCTCTTCGCCCCTGCTCCCTGCCTGGAGGATATCGGCAACTGCGCCCTGGCGGTACTTCTGGACATATTCTTCACGGTAGAACTTCGCGGCCTGGCGGTACTTCTGACCGACTGCGCCGGGCTTCTTCGCAAGTTGGTCTATTGTGGCGTCCACGCCTTCCCTGATCTTATTCAGCCGTGAGATAAGCCGTGCGTTCGGGTTTGCCGATGCACGGGCCGTACGAAGGTCCGCAAGAACAGTGCTTCGGAGCTTCGTCAGGTCTTTGAAGGAAAGGTCTTTGAGCTTTGGATTTGCCCCTTCCTTGATACGTGCCTCATCCTTTTCCCACTGCGCTTTCAGTTGTTGATTCTGCTCATCGAAAGCCTTCATATTGCGCTTGTTCAGGGCTGTAGCGTTCCTTTGGGCTTCTTCTTCGGTCCTGTACCACGCCTCGCCGTTCATGCTCTTCTGAAAGCTGTTGGGACCGGTTCGCACTACATAACCACCTCCGGATGAATATCTCTCGGCGGTCGCCTGGTAGGGCGGGGGGATGTATTTCGGTTCTTTGGCGCGAGTGATGGGCTGCCCCTTGGCGTCGACAAGCTTGCTCGGTGCTGCCGGTGCTTCTTCGATCTCCTTCATAATCCCGTTTATCAACCTCGATGGATGGTTGGCGGGATCTTCGACGTTGGGGTTAAAGTCCTTTTCGACGCCTTGGATGGCATCATACAAGGGCTGAGTTTTTACCGTGACGTCGGTCGGTATCTCGTTGAATAGCGCCGTTGCCTTCGCTTTTGTCTCTGTTCTGGCTTCACGGGCTTCTTTGGTGAGGGTCGCCCCGGTTTCTTGCACAGGCATCGCCTTACCGAGTTCCGCCACCTTCGCGTCGACAGTGCCCTGAAGCTGCTCGACGTTGGTTTCAAGGCCGGTCTGTTGGCCCCTGACGGTCGACAGAAAGTCTTCTATGCCGTACTGCCCGCCGGTGAGGTGCGATTGGTAGTATCGCTGCAATGCGTCATTCGCAAAGGCTCTCTGCTCCTGTGAGAAGCCGGCCGCTTCCGTGTCCGAGCGCTCCAACGCCCTTTGTAGCATGATCGCCTGCGGGTCGTTGGTGAGCTGGCCGCGGGTGAATTTCAGGCCCGGTATCCGGGCTTCTATTTCTTGCGCTGCTCGGGCATTGTCGACGTAAATCGAGCCGGCGCTTGTCGCCTTTGCTATTTGCTTGGCTGCGGCGCTTCGTGCTCCTGCTGCGGTGGGACCGACATTCTCCATGCCGAATTTCGCCGTGCTTCCCAACTTGCCTATCACGGGACCGGTCCCGCCGATCATGAGCGCTTCCGGCGCGTCTTTCGTAAGGAAATTAGAGACCGCCTCTTTTGGTGTGGGCGGTTTCTTCGTCCGGGCTATGGTCTCGTCGTAGAGGTCGGCCGCATACTTCCCAGCAAGATAGCCTCCGGCTACCCCCAATGCTTCGGAGACTCCGGGGGCGATGACATTGAAGGGGGCCGCGAGCGTACCGACGGCCATGGCGCCGCCGGTCTCGAGGAGTGGCCGCACAAATGGCGCGGCTTTCTGTGCGAAGGTCGGTTCCGGGGGTTTCGCTGCTGTCTTGGGTTTGGTTTGTTCTTCCTGCGGGGGCTTTGCCGGTTCCTCGTCCCATTTTACTTTATCGGGGTCGATAGCGACCGGCTTGTCTACGGGCTTTTCTTCGCCCCACTTCGCTTTCGATGCCTCCCAAGGTTGCCACCCCTTGTTGTGATGAAGATATGCCGCCGCCGCCGTGTTCTTCTCGGGGTCAAACAGATCCTGCTCGTCTTTTATTATCCCCGCCTTCTTCAATTCGGGGAGATGAACGGAGTTGATCTGAAACAGCCCCCCGTCATGGGTGCCGTTCTTGTTCGTGTGCCTGGCGGTGGGGTCGCCGGACGATTCCGCCTTTATGATACGCTTCGCCTTATCCGCATCGGCGCCGAACAGCGCGCTTATGGAGTCGGCGTTGTCCCACTTGACCTGCGAGATGTCGATACTACTCGGCATAATCCACTGTCCCGTCCGAATACTGGTTTACCTTCTTGCCGTTGTACGTGCCGGTACGGACGACGGTCTTTGCGCCGCCTTTCCCGGTCATTTTCCGTTCGAGGTCCGTCACCTGGGTATGAACACTGCTCTTAGCCGTTTCACCCAAGTCTTTTCCGGTCTGGATGACCTTCATTATGTCGGCAAGGCTCAGGTTCTCATCGTGGATTTTTGCCATGATTTTGGCCTGATCCACGGAGATACCCGCAATACCGAGCGATCCCGATTCGACTTTGCCGACTTCGTTTGAAAGGCTGGTCATTGCAAGCCTGACGGCCGCAAGATCGCCGGAGCCAACTATGCCCTTCAGCGCGTTTATGGGCTTATTCGCAAGCCGTGAATCGCGGTTGTTTAGGTTTTTGTAAAGCCGTTCCACCACACCGGATGTCGCACCTATCCTGTTGACGAAGGTTCCTATAAGCTCTTCGCGCTTTCTCAGGTCTTTCAGGGCTGCGCTGTCGGCCTTCCATTCCTGTTGTCCTGCGACGGTTTCCCGCCCGGTCCTGCCTTTATTGGCGAGCCATTGAGCAAACTGCTGGTTGTAGAGGCGCTTCGATTCGTTGTCCCGATATCCAAAATCAGGCTTCGACTGGCGGTCCTGCTCCGTCATCTGAAACCATGTATTTTTTTGCTGGTCGGTCCATTCCTTAAATGGGGTGCTTTCGCCTCCTATGGCTTCAGATGTGGCCTTGGCCTTTCCGCCCGTCCGCCTTATCTGTTCATCGCCCCACGCTTTCGACACTCGGGCGTTGTAATCCGTGTCAGACTCTCCGGGCTTCTGCACCATGCCCGCTTTGAAGGTGGCGAAGTCAGTGCTATGCTCTGCCGACTTCTTTACCTCTTTTGCCCCGGCGAACTGCCCGTTGGTGAATTTCGCGTTGACCTTCTTCCCCACGAGCTCGGAGATCTCTTCCGCTCTGTCGGGGCTATCCTTCGCCCACTTCGCGGCCTGCTCGGCTGTGACGGTCGTGGTGATCTGAAAGTCCTTCGGCCCGGTCACCTTGAAGCCCATGGAAAGGAACTGTTTTGCCATTTGCCCCACACTGCCCGGCTGGCTGGCTGCCGCGGTGAGGACACCCTGCACGGCCGAGTCCTTGCCGGATGCTATGGCATCTTTGAACCAGGGCTGCCACTGCGCCATATTTTCCTTGTCCGCCTTCTGGGCTATGGCCTGCTGCTGCTGAAGGTACTGAATATACCGGGTGCGGAACTGAGGCGGGACTTTGGAGAGGTCCATGCCTCCGGCTTGTGCGGGCGTCATTTGCGGCCCTGCTGCTCCTGCGACTGCGTTCGAGGGCTGACCCGGCATAGAAGGCGCGCCGGTGGGAGAAACGGGCTGTGGCGAAGGCTGAGGCGCAACGCCGGGTTGATTCGCGGGTGCGCCCGGTCCTGCCACCATTTGATTCGTCGGTGGCTGTACCAACTGGTTCGGCTGACCCGGTATCATGCCTTGCGGACTTGCGATCTGGTTTACGGCGGTTTGATCGTCTGTGGGCGCTACCTGATTTGTCGGTGCCGCCGCCGTTGTGTCTGCGCCGTTGGTCCCCTGATCGCTCTGCGGAGGCGTCAGAAAGTTGCCGGGCTGTGCCTGCGGTGCTCCAAGCTGCGCGTTAAGCCAGTTCTGAAATGCCTGATCGGTCTGCGCGTTCTGCACGGCAATCTGATTCAGGGCGTTCGTGTAGGAGTTGTTCTGAATGCCTTGCATGCCCGCCACGTTATTGACCGCCTGGCTGACGTTCTGCCCTACGGTATTGATCTGATTCGGACTCTGGTATGGCGCAAGTAAATTTTCCCACGACATAAGGCGCCTCCCTTACTGCCATTCTCCATAATTATATGGTGTCCCAAAATTCCCCGCCTGTGCCTGCCATGCTGTTACCGCTATTCTGATTATTCAGGTAGTTCATGAGCGCATAATTGCTGTATCCGGAGCCGAATTGATTTGCGACGCTGTTTATCCCGCCCGCATAGGCATTTGTTGCCCCCATCGTACCGGAAGCAAGCGCGTTCCCTGCACCCACGCCGTATTGCCCCATGGTGTTTGCCGCCTGCAATCCCAGGGATCCCATTGCCTGAGACTGGTTCTGCCCGGTTCCGGAGATGCCTGCGAGGAAGTTGTAGGGCATCGTGTACTGGGAGTTCAGGTTCTGGCCGTAGGTTTGGAGGGCCTGGTTGTAATACTGGTTCTCATAGGTGCTCGCAAGGCCCTGGCCGTAATTCTCAAGGGCGGTTCCCATGTTACCGGAGCCGTAATTACCGGCTGCTGCTGCCTGGGATGCGAGTGCCGCCGTACCTTGACCCATGACAAACTGATAATCGGGGTTCTGGGAGACGGTCTGAGGATTGAAGGAAAAGGCCGGAGGGTTGTATGCTCCTGCCTGGGAATTTGCGGAGAGCTGGTTGACGGCTTTCGTGCCCGCCGTGAGCCAAGGCTGCATGTTCGCCTGTTGCTGCTGCCATTCCGCATAGGTAAGCTGCTGGCCGGCCTCCTGTGCAGATGCCGCCGTGTTCGCCGCCGATTCTGCGCCGCTGGCGGATATCGCCGAGCTGCCGATACCGAGAATCCCGCCTATCGCCGCCCCGCCTAAAATCATGCCGCCCATTACGCACCTCTCTTCGTCTTGTAAATAGGACGAGTACCTAACGGCCCGTTGGGGAGGACCTTAACCCCGTATTGTCCGAAGTCCTGAAAACCTCCGGCCTCGAATAGTTTCCATACGCGGTTGTGATGACCTCCGTGCATTAAAATCAACTGTGCCCCCGAATCGGCCGCAAGCTTTTCGATCATGTTCCGGAGCCTGACGCCTTCCATGCCCTTCCTGAAATCGGGGTGGAGAAAAAAGAGCGGCACCGTTGCGTGGATGCAAGCGTAGTGCGGATGCTGCCCAATGACCGCCACGGCGAAGGCTTTTAACTGCCCCACCTCGGTGCGACCAGCTATGATGCGAAGGCTGTCGGCTTCTTGAAACCCTTTGTAAAGTCCCCAATTCACATCCCACGGGAAGTCATGAAAGGGGGCGGCCACTTCCTCAAGGTAGAGGTCAAACATAACTTCCATCTCTTCTATGAGGCGGTCGGTAAGAATCTCGTGCCGGTAAATGAGCATCCTATTTCTTCCCCTTCTTGTCAGGCTTGAATCCGTGATCTATCGCGTTCAAAAGCCGCTCCTGCGCCTTGGCCTTCTTTTTCGTGGTGCCCTTGGCCTTAATGCCGTTCGGGGTTTTCACTTCGTATTTTTTGCCCTTCTTTTTCACTGTTACAGGCATGAAGCCCTCCTTAGAACGCTGTCCCCCCTACTATCCTGTACCTGGCGCCGCCGGTATACATGATGAGGTTCGCCCCGGTGCCCGTGTTCTCCATAATAAGCTTCCCGTCCATCTTCGTCCCCGCTGCCGGCAATGTCGCCGTGACATACACGGGCAGGCGGTCCACGAGGTTAAACCAGTTCATCCACGCGGGGTCACTGACGCTCGGCCCCTTGGGCGATATCGGGATATTGAGCGGGGCGGGGGTAATCATCGGACATATACTCCCATAACATTCCTTTGACAGTTGTCGCTGATCGTCAGCCGCGGTACAAAATCCACGAATGACCCGATCTCGTACCAGACGACGCGCTTGCCGTATTGCCCTCCCGAGCCTATCGAGCGCACGTAATCGTTTGAAAAGGTATGCCCACCGTCCGCAGAGAATGCCATAGCCATACTGGCGGGTTCCTCGCTTCCGACGATGCCGCCGCCCGTTTCTACATCGACGGTCAACTGTCTGATGAAGATGGGCGAGAGGTTCTCGGGGTCATAGACGTGTCCGCCCACGCGCATGGACACAAGGGGGCTGCCGTTGTCCTGGTAAATGCTTGAGGACATCTGGTAGATATTCCCGCTCGCATAATCCCCCACGAGGTGCATGCCGTTGAAGTAGGCGTAGCAACTGGCTATGTGCCGACCGATTGTGTAGGGTGAGCCCGTGTAGGTCGATCTTTCGTGCCAGAGCTGGGTACTGGCGTCATAAACAAAGGTCTGGTTGCCGCTCGGGCTGGTGACGACGTAGAAGGTGTGCCCGCCGTCGGAATAGGTATAGCCGAAGGCATCGAGCAGTGTGGGCCATAAGGACATCTGGTAGGTGATGCCGGGGGGGCTGATGATCTGAAAGCTGCCGTTGAATTCGACCGCGCCGACAAACTCCCCGCCGTCGTTGTTCCGCTGGTTGGCGAGCATGAAGAAAGAATTATCTCCGCGCCCGACGGATAAGGGGGCCGAGGTGCCATAGTCGAATACGGCGCCGGGTATCCGCTGAAAAGGGAAGCCTGCCGCAGGGGCGGTCCCCATATTCTGCCAGACTTCGGACGTGTATTGCTTCAGCATGAAAAGCTGGTCATGGCTGTTCATAGGTGCCTGAAGGACATCCGGGGCAGCCTCGACGGGCGATGTTGCAAGGGCGTTCCAAGTCGTACCGTCATAGAGATTGGAGGCAAAGGCACTCATGGAGTTGACAACCGGGATGATGAAATAGCCATCTATGTATTCGAGGTTCGAAGGGGTGCCCGGCCATCCGCCGCCCGTGATGGTGCTGAAGGCCCCCGTCGAAATGTTGTAGATATAGCCCTCAACCCCGTCGACTATCATCAACTGATTTCCGCCGATATCGTTCGCGTCCTTGATGCCGTTGTCTTTTATGACGATGCGGCCGACCGACGTCAAGAGCGTACCGAGCACCAAGGGGATTGTGCCTGCGGGTGGGACAGAGAAAAGCTGTTCTCCCGAGACGACGAAAAGCGTGTTGTTGAAGACGTGCATCCCCCGGATGGGTCCTACGCCCACGGTAAAAGCAAGGACGGTGCCCGGCGAGCCGATGAGTATCAGTTTTGACTTGCTGCCTGGGCCTCCCGCCGAGACTTCGAGGTACCAGTTGACACAGCGATTCCCGATCCAGTCCGGGGATCTGCCTGCGTAGTCGGTGGAAGGAGACAAAAAATCAATCTTCATTGGTAGCTATCGCTCAATATGTTGTAAATCCCCTTGCTTCTCCCGCTGGTCGGCACGTCCATCAGCACAGCCGGGTCCTCGTAGTTCAATTCCGCGATGGCGTCGAGGCCGTTCTGCGCGATGGTCTTGATCTCCTGCGGACAGGGGTCGGTTTTCTCGTTGTGGTACTTGTTCCATATCCGCCTCGTCAGGTTATAGACAAGCGCCTCCTGGTACTCATCGGGAAATGACGCGATGTCCGTCAGAAAAGCGAACTGCGTAAATCCCTCGTCGGACCTGAAGAAAAGCGTGTAGGGCTGATCCGGAATAGGATAAAAGGTTAGGGTCCCGAGAGCCGTCTGTGCCGCCTGCTGGGTGGGGCCAGGGTCATAGGCAAGCTTTTCAGGGGGCGCCACGAGGTAGCTTTTATCAGGAAACACATCCATTTCATTCGGAGAGATGATGTCGAGCTGCCGATCGATGGATGTGCCGTCCCTGGTGAACGCCGAGACGATTGACAAGGGCTTTTGCATGGCGATGGCGCCGCCGATGCCGATGGTGTAAATGTAGTTCGGTGACGTGATCGGTGCCGAGGCGTAAATCGTGGCGCGCTTCATCCATCCCTTGCTGCTGAGAAACCCGAGCATGAGGTTGAAGGGAATAAGCGCCCTCTGCGCCACGGTCGGATCAACCGGCTCGTCCATACGCAGGGCACCGGCAAGTCCGAGGGCTTCAGTGACCATCTGCAAAGCAGTAAGGATCATTTACGCCTTCTTTCGAAAGTTGGGGTTGCCCCTCCCTCTCTTCTCCGGTTCCTCTTCTATCAGTGCGTTCCCTGCCGCCTTGCCTTCCTGCTCTGCATCGAAGGCTGCAAGCTGCGCCTCTGCCTCGTCAAGCTGTGCCCTCAGGGTCTCCACCTTGCGCTCGATGGTGCCGCGCTCGTCCCACTCGCCTATTCTTTCCGCCCAGCCTTCGAGAAGATAGCGGTCGAGCGCCACCTGGTTACGGGCGACTTCTGCGCGGCCGTCCGGGTGGTACACGGCGCAAGGGAACTTCTGAAACTCCACGGCTATAACCTTGCTCATGTTCGGGTCATAGTCCTCTTTCTTCGGGTCGTATGTCGGCCGGTCCTTCCAGCCCTCCGCAAGCCTCGCTTGGCGCTCTTCTTCGTTATTGACGACTATCGGGTCGAGCTCGTCTCTGTAAAGCGCCATCGGGAATAGATCAATAGCCATAAATCACGTCTCCTTAGAGAAAATGAGGCCCCCGAAGGGGCCTACTTCTTGCCCTTTTTCTTCGTTGCAGCATGACCCTCGCGCATCTCTTCGCCAAAACCGGTGTGAGAGCCGAAAGGTTTCTTCTTGGGCGCATCCGCCTTGCCCTGTTTCGCGGTCTTCTTTTTCATGTTCTTCACCTCCTTTTCAGAAGATTCCTTTGGACTTAAAGCCCATTTTTCTATTCTGTGCCGCTTCCGATATGTAGGCCCACCGTCCCGCATTCAACTCCCCATTGGGGTCGTCAACATCCTCGCTGGCTATTTTAGCCAGGAGCTGAGCCGCTTCCTTGAAATCCGCATTGACAGTCAAGGCGAGAGCAAGATTGACTTTTGCCGGCTTCCATTCGCGCATCTCATAAAGACACAAGGCAAGTGAAAAATACACGTCGGCAAGCTCGGCCCTCTCATTCCAAAAAGCTTTTTCAGTCCTCGTCCTGAGATACCTGTCGTAAAAATAGATCGCGTTGGGATAGAACTTGTTGACCTGATATTCCCTGGCCGCGATGTAGTGTAGCCTCAGATCGTGCGGGTCTTCCCTGACCATCTGTTCGATGATGAAAAGGCGCTCGTTGTAATCGCCGTTGCCTGCGGGGCGGGGCCTGAAACTGACCCTCACGGCGTCTCTCAAATCCGCTTTTTGAAGCACATTCGGGTATTCGTGAATGCGGTACTTCTCGTTAAAACAGATGTCCGGGCTGTTTTTGATGAGCCTTGTACCCGGAAATGCATCTGAGGGGTTGGCGGCGTTATACATCAGCACGTCGCCGCCCTGTATCTGCGGGTATCCCTCTTCTATAAGGCCAATGCTACGCCTCAACTCATCCACTCCGCCGGGGTCCATTCTTTCGCCCGCGTTGATATACAAAATCCAATCGGTGGTACAGAGCCTTATGGACTTGTTCCGGGCTTCTGCATAGTTTTGGTTCCAAATATAGCCCTCAATAAAATCTCCGCCGTGATCACGCACTACCTCGCCCGTTTTGTCCGTCGAGCCGGTGTCCAACACCTTCAATTCGTCAAGGCCTTTGACGGAATCGAGAGCCGCGCCGACTCTTTCCTCTTCGTTTTTGACAATCATGGCAAGTCCTATCGTGGAACGGTTACCCATGCAGGCCCCCTGTTTAAGTTGGAGGGGAGTTTTACCTCCCCTCCTTGACGCGCCGTTAGTAGCCCTGAGCCATACCGATTGAAGCCAACATTTGCTGCTGCTCGTTGGCCAGGTTTGCCGCATCGGTCCTTGTCGGGCTGACCGGTATCGAAACCCAGTTGTTCACACCAGGTCCGAGAGCGGCGAAGTTTTCGAACTGGTAGACGCCCGTAGGAGGCGTCAGGGAGTTGGTCGTCGATGTGTTGACGAAGTTGACATAGCACAGCCCCGCCGTGGTCGCGCTCACCCTCGCCCCGCCTATGGTAAGGCCGGCAGGCATTCCGGGCGGAGGCATGACGTTGAGTGCCGACCCTGCCGAGATGCCGGATATACTTATGCTCTGTTCCGAGCCGCTGACGGTAGGAACCGAAGTGAAGGCCGCCGTATAAACCGGATAGAGCACGGACGCAAGAGGCGGAGTCGCCTTGCCTATCGTGATGGTGTAAACCTCGCTGGCGGTAGGCGTAATCGCCGCGCTCGATACGTTTGCATAAGATACATAGACTGCGTTAGATGTGGTTGCAGATACCCTTGCCGATCCTGTGATAAGCCCGAGCTGCAAAGAAGGCTTGCTGAGGCCGACTACCCAGTCCGTAGCCGCCGTGATGCCAGTAACGGAAATGGCCTGCTCCGCCGTGCTGGTTGCCCCGACGGTCGCGCCCGGAGTAGAGGACGCCGCGCCGAATGTGATAAGGTTCGTGCAGCCCGGAGCCGTACCCAAAACCGCGAAGGTGTAGCTTTCGCCCGCCGTCGGGGTGATGGTCGTGGCCGTGAAGTTCTGGAAGGTAATGCCGACCTGATAGTTTCCGGCAATTCTCCAGTTCGCCACGCCGAGGCCCGTCTGAGCCGTCGGCTTGTTGCCGACGATGGTCTGGCCAAGGCTGATGTTGTTGCCGCCGGCGAAAGTAATTGCCGGGGCGATCTGATAGCCGGAGCCGGGGTTTGTGATCCTGATGCCCGTCACCGCCCCGCCGGACACGATAGCGATGCCCGTCGCGCCGGAGCCGTAAGGATAGGTCGCCGTTGCGGCAGGAGCGCCCAGTCCTGCGTAAGTGCCCGATGTAATGGGGTTAGCCGGGCCGCCACCCGCAAAAATGACTTCCGGGGGAGTGTAATAACCGGTGCCGCCCGCCGTGACGTTGGCGCCGATAACCTGGCCGGCCGCATTGATGATTGCCGTTGCCGCCGCGCCGGAGCCCTGGACGGTGAAAACCTGTTCTACCGCTGTGTTGGGTGCTACGGCCGCAGGGGTGAGAGCCGCCGTGATAGTAGGCAGGCCGCGGGCAACGACAAAAGTGTACGTCTCTGAGGCAGTCGGCACGGTTGTGGTCGCCGTCGCATTGCCGAAGTTGATGTAGATTGTCGTGCCAGCGGTTCTCCACCCTGCAATAGCCAAACCTGTCTGTGTCGTCGGCTTGTTGACCGACACAACGAAATCGCCAGTCTGCAAGCCTATAAAGGTAACGGCGGACTCAGAAGTGCTGCCGTTGTTGACCGTCGTAGGAGACGCGGACAACTGATATGTGATGAACTGGCACACAGGCCGACCTTGAAGGAGAGCCTGAAGCGCCTGACCCCTCTGTGATATCGGGGGCGCACCGTAAAACGCGATTTTCTCTGAAGGCTGAGTCCCGAACTGGCTACCGTCGGGATTGCCGTCTGTGACCGTGAATACGCTCATCTCTTCACCTCCTTACGAGCTGATCCGGCAGCCGAAAGAAGGCCGCAGGACCGCCCATCCGCCGAGTACGTCAACCCTAGCCGGGATTTGGTCGGACCCGATAAGGTATTGCCGCACGATGCGGAGTGATATGCCGTCAATCATTTCCCTGCCGCCGAACGCAACGTCCGTCGGAAGCTCCAGGTCTACACATGCCAGGGTGGCAAAGTCGTTGTGGTAAGCAAGCGACTGCGGATATGACGTGCTGGCCGAGCCGGATATGATGGTGATGGCCGCGCCGCTCACCGGGGAAGCTGCAACGGTGCCATAAGCCTGCTGTGTGGCAGCCGGGATGATCGACGGGGTTATAGGTATGGTTGCAAAACCGTTGGCGTCCGAAGTCACGGGGGTAAGCGTCTGGACAGGCGCATTGTTCTGAATGCTCACGCTCCAACCTCCAACTACGAAGTTCTGAAGGTTGCCGTTGGCCTGCTGGTTTTCGGGGTTCAGGGCGAGACACGCCGTCGCGCCGCTGCCGATCTGGAAGATTTCGCCCGGCATAAGCACTTGGGTGTTCGCCGGCCACCCGGACGTATAGAGGCTGCTGCCCGTTTGGTTGGCACCGTACACCACGGGGCTGCCGCCATGGGCACCCGTAGTCAATACGTTGATGTTTTGGTCGGTCGCAAACTCAAAGCCCAGCGCGTACCCGAGTACGCCCTTACGGTACTGCTCGGCAATCAACTCACGAGCCTCAAAGAGTCCGGACAGGCCCTGCACGCTGTTTGCCTGAGCGTTAGGCGAGAGGACGCACCGTCTGTTGTTGTCCGTTGGCACCGCCATGCTCGACAGCGCCGCTCCCGCGTTCAAGAAGATTGCAGGGCTGGTCGTGGTCGAATAGAGGCCAAAGGAGCCGGTGCCGCTCGTGCCGGGGAGCGTTCCGGGGGTTCCTACGAAGTTGTAGCAGTTGTAAAGGGCCGCGTTGAGTCCCCAATAGTCGATGCCGGAAGTAAGCCGGTTGCCCATAGGGGAAAGGATGCGCTTCGAGAAGTCATCCAGAGACAGGGTTAGGTCGGCCGTCGTGAAATTGACATCGACGTGCCATTGGTGGTTGACGGTCACGGGCACCGTCTGCTCCTGGGTGGCCTGCGCCTGAAGGTCGGGGCCGTCGGAGAGGTAGTACTGGTTGGGGAGCCTGACATTCGCCGTGGCGCCGATCTTCGCGCCGCTCTCGGCAAATACCTTGTCATAACTCCGGTTGATGCCTTTGGTAAAGGCAAGGTTGTTGTGGACTATCCGCAAAATCTCCCGGGTCACGAGAGTTGATGTTAAAAGCTTATTAGGCATGTCGCCCTCCTATACGCGCCGCCCCCTGAACAATAATTCATGGTGGCGGGGGCCTCCGGGGCCGAATTCCTCCCGTTGGCGCCGGGCATAGAACGCTTCGGCGCTCTCGTGCTCTTCGTCGACAGGCGGCGATCCCGTCGCACCCTTCACCGTGGTCATTGGCGCGGGGGCCTGGCTGACTACTGTTGGTTTAACCGCCGGTGCTGTCGGCGGGGCTGTGAGCTTCGCTTCGATGAGCGCTACGGCTCTGATTGCAGCCGCGGGCGTCATAAAAAATATCTTCTCCGCCTCCTTCCTGTTGTCCGATAGATACCGGAACAGCTTAGGGGCAAGGTCTGATTCCCTGATCGCGTCGTACATTGGCCGGGAAAGGGGCAGCTTGGGGTCTTTGAGGATGTCCGAAACTCCGGGGTCTTCCTCTTCGGCCTCTTCAAGCTTCGCCTTGAGCGCCGTCTCCTTCTCCTGTTCGGTCTTCTCCTGGGTGGCCTTGGTAGCCTGTTCCTGGTCGGCTTTAAGCTGCTGCCGGACCTTCCAGGCACCCAAATCGGCCGCATAAGCAAGCTCCGCCTGCCGGAAGGTAGTACCGAATTCCCCGCCTTCATGCTCTGAGGGGTCCGGGGGGGTGGGCGGTGCGTCTACTGCGGGCTGTGCAGGGGTCGCAGGGGCCTGTTTGGTGGCCGCAAGCTGACCCTCAAGGAAGGCCGCTCGCTCTCTCTCCCTGTTCCGCTCCGCGACGAGCTTTGCTATCCTCTTCTCTGCTGCCGTGGGTTCCGAACCCGGCTCTGGTGGATTTGGCGGCGTTGAAGGGTCTGGTGGTGTGCCGGTGCCTGGGTCCGGCGATACAGGCGGGTCAGGCGCGGGGCCTGCTGCTGGGTCGGATGCGGTTGCCGGGGCTGCTGGGTCGGCGATCACGGGCGGGTCCGTGGGGTCTGGCATAAAGTCTCTCCTGTGGTTGAAATAAAAAGGGTGGCCATCCGTCGCCGGACAGTCACCCTTTGTTCTCCTTTGCTACCCTGAGAGGTAGGGAAACTATGTGTTGTCGCTATCTCATTTTATGCGCTCCTGAAGCTTTTTCTTTGCCCCGTCGAGGGCTTTGAGGATGTCGATTATCTCTTGTTTCGGTAGTGTAATCATCTGTTTATCATTGTCTATGAAAGTTTCAGGTTTGTCAAGAGATTTCTGATCTTCTACCACGTTATCCCACTCCCGGCCATTCATCACCGCCGGAATGTTTCCAGCGGGTGCGAATCTGCATAAACTTGTAGGCGCTCAACGCCCCATAGGATGCATAGGCCGCATTCTGTCTTAAATGCTGCGGCATCACTGAGCCGACAAGGACGGTTGACACGGCGGCAGGAGATAAGGCAAAACGTAAAGGGACGGCGCAGGAGTCCAAAAACCGATAGCCGAGCTTTTGTATTCTCTCCCAGTACGTGTGTAGCCAAGGGTTCTCCGGCTTCTCTTTATGCTTCCAGACGACATTAGCGAGGGGGCGCTTGACGATGATCCCCATGTTTTTCTTTCGTGCGAGAGGAAAAGTAAGCGTCAATGCCTCTTGGTCGGCTATGCTGAAGGATGTTTGCAGAACATCGAAACGTCCTGTCTCAATGCCGTATTTGGCCGCATTGCCGTCGGCGGATAGGCCGATGAAGCGGGTTTTGCCGGATTGTTTCAGGGCTTCGAGGATGTCTATAACCTCGCCCTGCTTGAGCAGTTCTATGGGGCAGGAGTGAAGCTGAAGCAGGTCGACGTGGTCGCGCCTGAGCCTTCTGAGACTTCTCTCTACGCCAGAAAATATCCCCCCGACAAGCCAGCTTTTCTCTCCTGCGCTCATCGCATGGCCGCATTTCGTAAAGATAAACACATCGTCTCGATGCCCTACCGCGTTTCCTATCAACTCTTCGGTGTTCCCGTAGCACTCCGCCGTATCGATCACGTTTATGCCTGAATCAAGGGTCATGCCGAGCAGGTTATCGACCTTCTTCTGCTCAAGATTCCCCTGCCCAATCTCTGCGGACCCGAAGCCTAAAACGGATACTTGAAAGTCGGTACGACCGAGGCGGCGGAACTCCATCACGTCACCATCCCGAAGTATTCGGCGTGCGCTTTCCAGGCAGGGTCTCGGTGCACGATCTCATAATATTTTTCCATTGCCAAACCCGGCTCAACAAGGTGCTTCGTGCTAAGAGAGCTTGCTTGATTCCAAAGTGCTTTTGCTAGATAGTAGTACGCAAACGCCTGGTCTTCATATCTCCTGATAACATCCCTGAAAGCGTCGGCGGCGATGGCGTATTCCCCGTGTTTCATGCGGTAGTTGTTGACGAAATTCACGTCCAGATTCATCCGGTACGTCTTGGTTGCCACATACTCGGTGCTATATTCAGGGGTGTCGATGATATACCGGCTGTACTGAAGGTGCTCGATGCGTGTATCCTTGGGGATATAGCCTTTCTCCGTGCATATCCTGAACATGTCGCTGCCGCGGGAAGGCATTGCGAGGTTGAATACTGCCCAGTCGAAACCTACGTCCTTGATAAATCTCACGGTCTCGTCTCGGTGTTCGTCTGTTTCGCCCGGAATGCCCGAGACAAAAAAGCCGTGAATCCAGAAGTCGTACTTTCTCAGGATGTCGATGACCGGCTTAACCTTGTCGAGCGTCAGGGGTTTGTGGATGACCTTGTTGAGCATATAGCGTGAGCCCGATTCTATGGCAAGGGTCGCGGTGTCCAGGCCGGCCGCGCGCATCAGGCATGCCACCTCGTCATCAATGAAGGCCGTCGATAAGCCGTTCGGGCATTCGAGGCGTATTTTGAATTGAGCGAGGCCCTTAAAAATCTCCTTCGCCCTCCTCTGATTGAACAATATCTGATCGTCATTAATGGTCAGGACGTTCATACCGTAGTCATCTACGAGGTGCCTGACGTGCGCTATGACCTTCTCCGGGCTCGCGTATCTCATCGACTTGTCAGGATCTCCGGAGTGAAAGCAAAAGCAGCAATTGAAAGGACAGCCGCGGGACGTCATGAGGTAGAACTGCCGCTTGTTCTGAATCTTATGCGACATCGGCGAAAAAGCTTCAACCATCTCGTAGTCTTTGATGTTGACAAGGGAATAGTCAATATCGATCGCGTCGTCAAGGTTTTGAATAGAAGACTTCAAGGGCCTCTTTCCTCCTCGGAAAGAGTCTCTGGTAATCCACGAAGGGTCCCCCTGAAGGGTTCCCCTGGGGTTATCGCTCGTAACCAGCCTGAGCATCGGTAATTCGCCCTCATGGTAGCAGATCGCATCTATACCGGGTTGATTTTCAAGGATGTTGTCGTAGGAGGATGTTGCCGCCGAGCCACCGAGCACCACAACGGCGTCGCTGCATCGTTTAATCGTTTCCGTAACCGCAGACAGATGCTTATAGGAGATGTCGAACTGCATACCAAGGGCGACGAGTGAGGGGTTGAATGTCCGGAGAGTGTCCCTTATGACGGGTAGGAAATCATCATAGGCGTTGCAATCAAGCACCTGGACATTAACCTTGTCGCCCAGCTGGCTCTTGACATACGACGCCACAGAAAGAAGCCCATAGGGGAAAGCGCGGAAGCTTCTGAGCATGTGCTCTTTGACTTCCAGCTTCATCAGATAAGGCATCACGATAAAAAGGACGTTCATGCCACCTCCATAGAATCACTCCATTCTCGAAGAATCTTGTCTTGCGGGGAAAATGAACTATACTGGTGCGCTGTGCCCCTTGTCTTGGATTTCCAGTTGAATGACGGGGTGCCTTTCAGGTTCGCTCTGAAGTCATCGACGTGATCCCCGAGCGATTCGATAAACACTTCTGAGGGGGAAACGCCCTCGCCGCTGACTCTTCCAGACCATTTCCTTTCTGATTTCGGCTTTTTCATAAGGTCTTCAAAGACGTGTTGCCATTGCTCAATCATGGCGTCAAGGGAAAACCTCTGCGCGGCTGCTTCCCGCAGATATCCGGACAGATCACGACGGAGGAAAGGATTTAGATGAAGCAATTCTATTGCGGCCGCATAATTCTCCTCCTCTACTACATAGCCATGGGCGTCTACCATGTACCGCTCCATAGGGTTCCCCAACGTCACAGGGGGTACTCCCGCTGCCATGGCCTCAGCTAAAGACTGGTCGCACGTTCCATAATGCATCGGGTTTAGGGGATAGCCGAAAACATCAAACTCACTCAGATAGGGAGCGATGTCGTCAACAGGGCCGGTGAACGTGAACTTGTCGCCCACGCCGAGCCTCTCGGCTTCTTCTCTCATCTGCTCGTCATTGGGTCCGCCGCAGACGATGAAATGCACACCTGGGACCTTAACGCTCATGGACATCTTCAGAAAGTCGGGGTGCATCTTGCAATAGTCGACCGTGCCGATGTAGCCAACGATGAAGCCCTTGTGCGGCTTCGGTCTGACGTCCTTTACGTGATCTGTCCCGGCCGTTGACCATATGACTCGCAGGTCTCCGCTTGCCCTCTTCGCTTCAAGTGTATTCTCGCTCATGGGAGTAGTGAAGACAAAAATATCGGGATATTTCAAAAGAGCGTCAGTGAAAACATTGGGGGGATAAAAACCAGATACGTGGCTCCACATCACGACGCGAGCCGGCGGCAGGGATCGGCGGATAAGGAAATCATAGAGCAACGGATGGTTCCACCAGTGGATCAGGACAATGTCGGCCTTCTCAATATAATTATTAATCATGGGTGGCCATACATGCGTGTTGCCATACAGGCGAAATCCCGTCTCACGAGAAGCTTCAATGGCCTTCTTGTTGGCGTAATCAAGACAGAACACGGTATGGGTGGAGCTCTTGTCCTTTCTCAACCAGGCGAGAAGCACCCGCCCGACTCCGCCGCCGAGGTGAGGGGTTATGTGCAGGACATTCATATTCGCTCCAAGAGCGTTTCGGCGTAGGCGTCTATGTTATCAGGTAGGCCATAGGACAATTGCCCGCAGGAGGCGCACATACCTCCCCGGTATCCCGTCAAGTGGTTGATCCTGTGCCCTCTCAGCACGTCTCCCTCCCATATCTCTTTAAGGCTCTGCGTCTTTAAATCTCCGAGAATCATTTTTCTCGACCAATCGAGGAAGCACAGGCTTACGGTCCCATCAGAATTGACGGCGAGAGAGTAGAAAATATAAGGACACACCTTTACCGCCTCAATGGTTTGGCCGTAGATGCCGACGTCGCGGTTGACGCCCTTGACATCGAAGTCGGGCCAACATGGGGCAACATGCTCGATGGAGATTTGGTTACAAATATCCCCGAAGATGTCGAGAAACTGCCGCTGCTGGTCTTTAGTAAGAAGGTCGCCTATAGTTTTGATGAAAACAAAGCAGCCCTCTCTATGCTGGTAGAACTGCCGGATATTATAGACCAGCTTATCGAAATCGATGGAATACCCGGTATTTTGTTTGTATGTCTCGTCCGAAATGCCGTTTATGGAGATGTTGATGCGGTCCAGGCCGGCGGCGACCAACCTATGGCCCATATTTGAGGTCAGCATGGAGGCGTTCGTGGTGACATCTACCTTGAGCGCGCTGCCTTTATCCTTGGCATAGCGTACCATCTCCGGCAGGTTCAAATGTAACAGAGGCTCACCGTCCTTGTAGAGCCGCAGGACCTTGAGGGGTTTATCAAACTCGTCGAGGTCATCTATGATCTTTTTGTACAGGTCCAAAGGTATACGGCCTCGCCTGCTATCCGGCTTGCTGCTCGTCGGACAAAAGGGGCAATGGAAGTTGCACCGGCTGGAGGGGTCCACGAACAAGACAAAAGGCGTGCTCAGAGGGATAGCTTCTTCGAGCCGGGTCCGGTTATCGAGGTCGATGCGAGGCTTAACTTGGGCCTTCATACCTTCCTTTTCACCACGACTTCATAGCCGTCATCGCCTATCAGTGACGGGGTTGTGGCTACTGTAGGTACGTTGTGCGTCATGTTGACCTTTGAGACGCACAGGGAGCCGCCCTTGAAGGATTTGAAAAGGAATTGCCCATCAGGCTTGAGAAGCGCGGCTATCTCGCTACTCAGTCTCTCTGGTTGCGGGTAGAGATTGATCGGCCGACCGAGGATGACGTAATCAAACTCGGGTAGGGGGAAGTGTGCCGGCAGGTATTCTATCCTGTCGACGGCGACCTTGCCGCTGCAGATGGTCTTCAGATCGACATAATACTTCGCATCGGAACAGAAGGCGGAAAGCTGCGTGTCGAAGATGTCGGCCATTCTGAGCTTGTTTTTCAGTTCCAGTATCGGTGTCCCGCACGCAACGTCTATGCCGAGAATCTGAGGGGCGACACATCCCCGCTTCTCTTCTGGGTCAATGAGGTTCATCATTTCCAATTCGTAATTGTTCACGTCATCCCATGCGTCGACGCCGTAGTACTTCTCCCTGAAAAAAAGCTTTCCGTGCTCGAGACTCTGTCTCAAATCGGGCTTGGTTCTATCGTTTCTGAAATCGTGGTCATGATGGATGAAGGTGTCGCCACAAAGTATGGTCCTGTAGCCCGCCCGCCTAACTCTAAAGGCGATATCGTCGTCAACGAAATCGTGGATGAACCTGTGATCGGGCTTGCCTATGAGACCGAGGCAGTCGGCACGGTAGAGCGTCCCTATGGTGATAAGCCTGAGTCTGTCGTGCCATTTGCGGGGGTCCGGCACATTATACTCTGCGGCCTTCTCCTGCATTTTTTCAAAGCTGTTGAATGTCAGGTCAACGCCCTGGAGATTGCTGACGTTCGAAGACCGCGGGTTTACCATGCCGATTTTATCATCCGATTCGGAGCACGCGAGCATGTTTGACAGCCAGTTTTGAGTGACATAGGCGTCGTTTGCGATGCCCACTATATAATCGCCGTGAAAGTGCTCTGTGACGCTATCAACGGCAGGGGCGGCGCCTTCGTTCTTCGGGATTCTGAAAACCTTCTTTTTGGGATGGTCTACGGACTTGAAAAACTCAAGCGTGTTGTCGGTAGAACCATTGTCGATAAGAATAAGCTCGTAATCTATCCCCTCGGTGTATTTGAGGATGCACTCGACGGCTATTTTGGTCTTTTCCAGCCTGTTAAAACCGAGGACGTAGATGGTCACAAGGGCGCTCATCCCTGCACCGCTCCTTCCTGCATCTTTTCCCCCACCTCCCGTAGGATATCCACCACTTCTTCCCTGATCGCACCCTTGCTCTTTGCCAGTTCGTTGGCGAGTTCCAGCTTCTTCAAAGCAAGTTCTGCAAGCTTAATCTCCATCTCCTTTACCTTGATCTGCGCGTTAAGCTGCATCTCCTGGGCGTGTGCGTCGATTTTCGCCTTCTCGTTGGCGACTTTCGCGGCCTTGACTTCAATTTCTTTCATCTTCGCCACCATCTGAGGCGAAGGCGGCATCGGCGGCTCCTTTTCCTCTCCTGGCTTGGGCTTGATGAGCCCCGGCGGCAAGGTCTTGCGCACGCGCCTCGCGGCCTCGTCAACGAGAGGCAGCCCGGCACCCGTGGTCTCGAGAATGAGGTCTCCCATGAGGTGCTTTGCCTGCGGGTCGCCCTGGACATAAGTGCCGAAGAGCTTGCCAGCTTCCTGCCTGAGCGTCGAGAAAGCAGGTCCGGTCGTCACTTCGACCTTGTACCGCCCTCTCTGGATGTCGTTGTACTTGGCGCTCGGGTTTTTGGCTTTCATGACCTTCAGTGCTTCGAGGTCCATGCCCTTGTATCGCTCGGGGTGCGCCCCTATCGCCTCTATCGCGTCATCGATCGTGGTGTTGACGGGCACGAAATACTCCGAATTGTCGTTGTCCCTGAGTTGGGCATCTCGTTTGGTGTCGTAGATATCCGGTATCATCTCGTTGATGACCATGCAGGAGTGCATGACGCCTTCGAGGAGATAATCGTGGTAGTCCACGACGGTGATGTCGCCCGGTATGCTCGCCTCGTGGATGGCCTTACCGGATTGCTCCGGTCCCGTCTCGCCCACGTCGCGCCTGCCCATGCCTATCGTGTCGTGGATGTCCCTATCTGCCCGCTCCATCATCTGGATATAGGCAGGAGAGGGTTGCGGCGGGGGTTCCCGGTGGGGCGGCGGTACGAGCTGCGCGCCGGCGGATGTCTCGATCACATGCGGCGTATAGGTGAGGATTGGCGTGTTTTTGGCGTTGGCCTGGGCAAACCGGGTCAACTGCTGACCAGTGCCGAACTGCGTCGCCGTGCCGATGTAGGGTGCCTTACCCTGCAGCGCCGTTGCCTCGGCGTTGCTCGTGATGGCGTAATTGTAATTGCGTTGGGCATCAAAGGAATCCCGGGTGAGGGACGACACATAATCCTCGCCCTCGATGTTCCGATGGCGGCCGCGGACGAGCGTTATGGGGATGTACCTGCCGGGTACTTTCTCGCCTGCGAGCTTGTCTTCTTCAGGTGCCAGGATCTCGGTCGCGCTGACTACCCAATGCCGTATCTCATAGGTGTCAACTTCTTTTTCTTTGAGAATGCGGGGCTCTGGCTCGGGGGGCGGTGCATTGACCGACGGCATGGGTTGTCGGGGGGCAGGGGGAGCCGGTTGTAACTGGGGGGGTTGGCCGGCTCCCGGTTGCCCTGACTGGGGAGAGGAGGCAGCCTGTGGGGGTGCTGCCGGGGGTTGTTGTTGCTGTTGCGCACCCGAGCCTGGAGGTGCTGCTTGCGGTCCTGCCTCGGCCTGAAGCTTTGCGACTATGCCTTTGGCCTCCTGGCGGTCCTGCCACTCTTTGATCTTTTTGTTGGCTTCCTCTTTACTGAGGACTTGCCCGTCATCCATCAGGCACATGGTTTTCGGCACGATGACGCGCTCGAACCACTCCTGCACGGTGACGTTATCGCGGTTGTACCAGTGATCTCGGCTGATACCCTGGCTCATCTTCATGGAGTCGGAAGGCTTCGAAGCGTTGGGGTATTTCCGCTCAAACTCTTTTATGGACAGCCGCTCGGCGATGCCCGCGTGGTTGGCGTCCCGGTAGCACTTGCCGGCGGCTGCGTTGGCGTCCATAATAACGGCCATGGGGTTTTCAATAAGTTCCAGGTATATGTCCTGCAGAAAGGGGTTGTCTTCGCTCGGCCCATAGAGCTGGCGCCACGCACCGTACCCGCCCTCGACTATCGTTGTGTTGGCGTCATGGAATATGGATTCCGCCCGGCTGTTGTAGTGGATGCCACTGACGAGTCCACCCCTGATCTTGGCTATTGTGTGATCCCCGTCGACGTTGGCGGGGGTTATCTTCACCTGAAATTTGTTAAGCCGCATGTCTCCGGTGACCTGGCGGGTGAATTTGTTCATTTTGTTGATTGTCATCATCGGTCGACCGTCGGACTGGCGAAGCGCGGCGTTGGCGGGGTCCCACTGGTTGATACCCTCGTGAAACTCAAGGGCTTCGCGGTAACGCTTGCGGTTCTTCGTCTCCTTGTCAATCCATGCCTGGGTCTTCTTCTGAATCGACTCAAGAAACTCGCCGATCTTTTCCGGGTCGTCGCCCGTCTCTTCCTTGTGGGGTTCCTCGTGCATGGGCACGTTGAGGGGCGGCGGGCCGTCGTCGGTGTAGGTCGGTGAGCCGTCGCGGTACTTAGTGGGCATTTCTTACCACCTCCAGGATTGCGGCGTCAAAGCCTGCCCGTTGCGGTATTCCCTCGTAGGTCCATTCGCAGATCACGCAGTCGTCGGACGTGCGGTGATCGACGACGGTCATGTCGGAGCCGCGGTGAGGCGAACGGAGCCGCACAGTATCGCCGGGCTCGTAGATGGGGCGGGATAGCTGGCGGACGAGGGGGATCACCAGTTCACCTTCCACCATGCGCCTTATTGTCGGCATCATGGCTGAGAGTGGGTACGAATTCGACAGTATAATCCTGGCCGAGAAAGTGAATTTTGTTCGGTATTCTCATGTCGGGTCCCCCTCACACCAGACGTCCTTACAAATCCAATCTCCCCTCAAGTGCTTCACCTTTCCTCCCTCCCCGATCACGCCTAAAACCTCTTCCTGGCGGGTAAAAAGCACGCTCTGCCCGGCGCTGAACCAATCCATCTCCCTCAAACACGGAGCCTGTATCTCTTTGATTTCCTCCGCCTGTTGCCGGCCGATAAGCACATGATCGCCGACATGGACATCGAGGCTGACGCGCTTGTGCCCGTCCCAGTTACAGAACCGCAAGACATACTGCTTGCCGTCCTCGTAGTGGGGGCGGTCCACCTTGTAGCCGGGGCGCACGCCTGGGCCGCAGGCGACGACGGTCCCTTGCCAGAGCCGCATACGCAGGTGCTCGGGAATGATGATGCACCCGTAAGTCTCGTCGGGCGGGTCGGGGATCAGGGCGATGATGTCATTGAGGAGCTTAAGACGCGGCATGGAGTCTCCCATGTTCCGCCCTGAGCTCTACCTGCTTCTGATCCCACTCGCAGACGTGCTTGAGCTTGAGACTCACGAGAGCGCCGATAGCCGACAAGGCGACGCGCTTGCCTGCGGGTGGGCTGGCTGCGAAAGTCCGGTCGATAAAGCCGACGTTCTCCCTGATTATCTCCCACGCCTCGTCCAATACCTGATTTTCATCCAAGGGTTATCCTCCTCCCCATGGCCCTCTCTGCGCTTGCGCGAGGGCTGTGTTAATTGCTTCGGAATTATCCTCTTCCGGTCGTAAACCTCTAATTGAATCACCTTCGCCTGCCTCAATCAGCATATAGCCCAAACTTTCTACGGGGTGACTGTACTTGTTTTTGTCGGGCTTATCCTGGTACCGCTCTTGCCCGGCGACCTGCACGCGCTTATAGCAGTAGCCTCCCGCTAAACCCTTCCTCGTGATGGTGCATTTTGGGGAGATAATCAGCCCTGGCTTGCCGACAATCAGCCTCGACAAGGGAACCGCTATCGCTTCTCTTCTCAGGGTGAAATCGTTCGTCCTCGCGGGCTTTGCGATAATTCCGATGGGCTTGAAAATCGCGTTGAGAATCTGAAAGGGCGTTCTTTCATCTGTCTGCACGCGCTGTTCCCCGGCCGGATCGCCACACATTGACACAAGGCCTTGTTTCACCCACGGCGCGTACTCCGACAGGAGCTTTGCCTTGAGAAGTTCCCCAAATCTCACGGCGCCCATGTCCTCGGTGACGAGCTCGTCGACACACGTAAGGCGACCGTTTGGCATCCGCTGCCCGAATGTCGCCGCGGGGGTGAGCCCGAAGTCTATCCCGATCATGAGGGATAGGCCGGGAATAGGCCTGAGTATCTCATGACTGCAATGCATTGCGTCCACGTACTCGGCAATAACCGGTTTTCCTTCCTTGACAAAGCCGTACTGCCCGCAGTAATACACCCGGATATGGTCAACGGCCTTGCCGGCCATGCGGGTAAGATAATAATGCGGCTCCAAGTTGGCGATGTTTTCAGCGTCCGGGTTTTCGATAAACTTTCCGTCCGGTAGCTCGATCAATCCGCCTGGCTGCTTGAAAAACGCCCAGCCTTCCGGTCGATCTTCTTCGGCGAGGAGGTAAATCCAGTGGTATTCATCAGGAGGGTTTGTGTCGCCGATCACCCCGCGCCACGTACAGCCGCCGTCTTTGATGGCCGGATAGCGGCCGACACGGTCGCCGAGGGCGTCAATAATGCTCTTGGGCATTTCCCGGACCTCGTTCACCCATGCGCCGGTAAGCTCCAAGGACAGGAGTTTTTTGATGTCGTCGGGGCGATCAAGAGCGCGGAAAAGGATTTCGGCCTCTACGTCCTGCCAGCGCATCGTTTGGGTCATGTCGTTCTTGTTGAGTCTGCCGAAAACGCTCTCCGGCCACCAGTCGAGCCATGTTTTGACAGTAGTATCTTCAAGCTCTCTGTACGTATTTCTGATGATGGCAAAGCGGGTATGGCGCCTCTCGTCGGGACTTATCACTTGTTCGGCTGCCCGGCGCATAAGCTCCGCGCTGCACCCCGTCGACTTGCCGGAACCGACAGGCCCTTGCATGAAGCGATAAAAGGCGGCTGAGTGATGAAAGCGGGACAAGGTCGGGGGGGCAATATACGCGATGTTCACTCGCTTTTCTCCGGTTTCTCGCCGATGTTGATACTTACGGATACGTTATCGGGTAGGTCAAACTCGTGCCGCTGCTTCTCCGCCGGCCGGTCCCCACACAGATCGCTGATTTCCTTGAGCACGGCGAGCTTGTCGTAAAACTCATACTCCGTGTGGACCTTGATCACACCCTCGGTCTCGCTCTGGGTGACCGTCTGTCTGATTCTTTTTATTGCCTTGGTTTTGCCGTTCTTAATTTTTTCGAACGGAAGCGCCCGCAGATCGCCTTCGTCGGTGACCTTAAAATAGTCGCGGACATCGGAAAAACCCATGTCTTTCAACTCTTTTGCGCGCTTTTCGGCGGTTATTCCCAGCTTCTTAAATGCCTCTTGCCAGAGGTTTGTACAGGCGTCTTCGGCGGCCTTCCGGCGCTCGGGGTCTATAGGCATAAACAACTACTACCACAGACATCGCACAACATAGTATAAAAAAGTTGGCTCACACTCAAAAAAGTTGGCTCATCTTGGCTCGGCGTACTTTGCTGCCCATGCATCGAGGTCCGCCTTCGGGGCCCTCACCATCATACCTGGCGGATGGCGAACCGGTATCTCTGATCCTTGAAACCAACGCTTTGCCGTCGGTACGCTAATCCCGAGATATTTTGCAATGGATTTCCAGCCGATAAGCCATATCTGATCCATGCTCACCTCCCCTTGTTCACCGCCATCATCAGCCAACACAACCCGTTATACCCCGCCCCACACGGCCAGAGCGGCACCAAAGATCAGCCAGTCTTCAAAGCTCATCTTCCCACCAATGTACGATTTTCATCGGCCGCGCTTTTCTTTGGGATTTATATACTTCACTCCCTTTTTCCTTCTCCCCCAACGATTTAACATTATTTTTTATTTTCCTCTCTTTTTCTGAAAAAACACTTGACAACATCGTTGTCATTGTTTATATTGTATATATGAGTAACACACAAAATAAAAAACTGGAGGGCAACAAGATGAAAAGGAATACGATCCATCGCGATGGCACAGTGACATATTGGTCCGTCTACCAGCAGTCTTGGATAACTCATGTTAACCCTTGCGCCATTCCCGACAAAGAGTATGCTGCGATGAGTGCCCCCGAGCGAGACAGAATTCTCGCAAGAGAGGTCATCGCAAAATGTCATGGCTGCGGAGAGGCGCTGATGCGCAAAGACATTCGTTGGGAGAACGGCAGCCCGTATTGTGCCCAATGTTTTGCTCCGGAGGAGGCCAACAATGGCTAATCCCGAATATACGACCCTTTCCCTCCGCAAATTTCCCCGCAAACTGTACGGGGAACTCGCAAAAATGGCGGCTGAGGCTGGATTCACCGTCCCGTTCCTCTGCATTGAAATTCTGCGGTCAGCAATGGACGATGCAGCCAAAAACGACAAAAGGGACAAATAATCATGTCTGACAAGATCACGCTCAGCACCTTTCAGCTTTTCCGCATGTTCCCCGACGAGGGCTGCGGCCACACCTGGTGGCCGCGGACACCCGAGCATCCAGCCGTCTGCCCGTCCTGCAAATCGCCGTACTGGGATAAACCGAGGAAGCCCCACAAAAAGTAATAAGCCTTCCCCGCCCGGCTTCGGCCGGGCTTTTCTTTCACGCCCCACCCCCGGAAAAGAGGCTCCGGCTGTCCACAAGCGGCCTAATCTCCAACTCACACCGCGGATCCGCCCGGTCTATCGCGCCGAACTCGTAAGTCACGCGCCGTATCGTTTTGTAGTTGTCGTTCAGGATCACACCGAGGTCCTGCAGGGGATCACACACAAACTTGTCGATGATCGAGCAGACATTTGACAGGTCAAAGGCCCGGCCGTCTCCGGGAAAGACGGTGTAGTGAAAAGAGAGAGGCCCTTGCGCCACCTGAAAGTCTGCCGGCACAGCCTTTGCCACGATCTCCGCATAGGCGATCTTCGCATCGCTGAGGACGTGCGGGTGCGTGTTCCGGTAGACGTTGAGATTTAGGTATAGCACCTTATCGGCCTTGGTCTTGCGGGGTAGGGTCACGGAGAGGGGGAGTTTGATTATCACTTTACCCCTCCTTCCTGTAGTTCCGGTGCCTTTGCCCCTGCCAACATCTTGCGCTCTATCCATTCCTGATTCCCGACCATCAGCGCAGGCGGCATAAATTCCTGAGTATATCCGTGGAGCGCGTTGCGGTGCTCGTGCGCTCCTATTACCTTGTCTTCCGGCCATGGCCCCCTTGTTGAATATGCCCTGTAGAGTTTGATAAACTCCTTTCTGTGCCATTCCCGGTCATCTGTTCGCCAGTCGGACACCTGTTCTATGCCGCCCATTGCCTCAATGCACTTCACTATGGCGCCATCTTCAAATACCGCGCCCCTGCAGTAGATTCCACTCTGGATCGCGCCTACAAGGTCTTCGAAAGCGAATTCCGCCCGATCCTCGCTCTTTCCCTGGGTTGCTTCTCTGATCTCAGCCGGCGTCGGCAAAACATGAAAGGTCTTTGTCTGTCCTATCCTCACGGCCGCATCGTTGAGTTGTTCAATTGAGAGGTCTTCAAGCGACTTGAAATAAAACTCCAGGCGAAGCGGAGATAGAGATTTTGATGGGTCGCCGTAAACCTCATTCAGCACTGTGATGATCTCTCCGAACCGTTCACTGTCCTTGTTCTGCATCGGCTGCCTCCTGTTTTCGCCTTGCCCACTCCATGATCCCCTGCGATGATGGGCTGATAAGACCCGCCTGGGCGGCATTGGGTTTTGCGTTGAGATAGGATTCGAATTTATTACTGAAAATGGTCTCCGGTCTTAGAAACTCACACATCTTCGGATCGTTGAGCCATTTTATTGTCTGGTTGTCGATGACCTTCTTAAACTCCTCTACCCTGAAACCTTCGTTCCATCGTGCACTGATGAGCCCCCGGATTATTTTCCCTTCCGGCCTATATTCCTTCCTCGTCCGTAAATTCAGGTAGCTCACTATCTCCTCGAACGGGACATCTCCGATAGGAGATGATGTCTTTTTCTTTACATTCTTTTCCTTCTTTACATTCTTGTTTGTGGTCGTTTGCTGGTCGTTTGCTGGTCGTTTGCTGGTCGTTTGCTGGTCAGTTTGCTGGTCAGTTTCTCCGTCTATATGTTGGTAAGTATCCCAATTTACTATAGTTAAGATAGAAAATTTGTTGGTCGGCTGGATGGTCATATTCCGATCCACATTCAGACAGAAGTTGAGCGAAGTTCTGACCTGCCTTTCCGTCATGTTGAGATCAATAGATGCGACCTTTCTTCCGAAAATAAGCTGTCCAGGGAGAAGGTGAACGATCTGACTTCCGACCACCTGATCTATTTCGTGGTGAGTAGCTTTCAGAAGGCACCAGCACCAAAAAGCCCAGAGCCTGTGATTCTTGATAATGCCGGATTCTAAGACTTTCCGGTGAAGCTTAATCCATCCGTTTGGAGGCGCCAATCCGTTCCATACCGTACCTTACCGCGAGTTCAGTAATCCGAAAAAAAGAGACGTCACGGGTTTTGGCAGAAGGGAGTCCTTGGCAGGAAGGGTCTGCCTCCGCCCGTGCGCCTCAAATGAATTCTTTAAGTGATTGCCTGCCAAAGCATCTCCCGTAGCACGTAGTTTTGCATAGTCTTTTTCTGTATGTCAAGATAATTCAACAAAGCACCATACGACAGCATTTTCATCTATAATCCCGCAAGCTTACGCTTCATCCCTACCACATCACATGAAAGATTCTCTCTCAACTCATCATTATTAAAGACGATTACCCGTTCACACCAAACCGCCGTTCCATCGTCCAGTCCGTCCTCCTATGTTTTATTTGTACGCCTGCTTTTCTCATATCCCCTCAATCATCAACACGGCCTTCATCCGCTCGACGTAGCGGTCGATCTTCTTCTCGTGCTTTATCCCTTCTTGCTTCTCCCTCCGCTTCTCCCGGCGCCCCTTATTGTGCTCTTCCCGATGCAGGCTGAAATAGGTCTCCGTATGCGCCTTTCTCCGACATTTTCCCGTTGCCCACTTGGAGCTCCCTGGCGGGATAGGCTCCCCGCATCCGCAGGCGCAGAGTTTTGGACCCGGCTTCTCTTTCGGCCCAGGCTTCGCAGGCCGCGCGATCTTCTCCTTGGGCGGCTTTACTGGTCGGCTCAGCCTAGGATGACGCCCACCGGAAGGCACAGGCATAACCAGCATGGGTGTAAGGGCACCGTCGCAGCTCTGACAACTCCAGAACTTGGCATCGACCAGAGCGGCTTGGGTGAGGCAGTCGGGGTAATGGCTGCACTCGTATCGGCGGGTGAGGGTCATGCCCTCACCTTTATCACCAGCAGCGCCCCAGTGAGCGCGCAGGCCCCTACCCAGTACAGAGCCCACACCCAATTCCTCTCGCAGCAGCACGCGACCAGGATAGCCAGATATTCGACAATGAGGGCTTTCGTTAGGGAATTATATACTTCACTCCCTCTGAAAAATAATTTCTTACTCTCGCAACGCAATTCTGCGAACCTGCAATTATTTTCAAAATTCCTCACTTTTCCCTTGATACTATATAATAGTCCTCCTGTGTCGCGCTCGATGCGCTCCTGTGCTTTCTTCACCATCACCTCCTCCGTGTAGAACTGGGAAGAAAAGAGGGCAAGGATGGCGTCAGCGGCCTTACCCCATAGCAAGGAATGCCCGTCGCCTCCTGAACTTCCCGCACCATCCTCGCCTCATCGCTGTTCTGATCTGATAAATGCAAGAGCCATATTGCCCGACAATGTCTCAGATCGTTTGCCCTTAGAAGCCCCAGGACCGTATCAATACTCATGTGTCCGCGGCGCGTACGTCTCGCCACAAAGTTATGCGCCGCGCCGCTTGCGACGTTTTCCGACAGAACATCGGGGCAGTAATTTGCCTCAACCATGATGTGTGTCAAGCCAGAGAAGCGGTACTCGCTATACTGGCTGTCGGTGAGATAAAGAAGACGCTCGTCGCCACTTGCGAGAAGAAGCCCGAAAGTCTCAACATCATGAACGGCCTCGAAAACACGTATTGCCCATGTGCCGATGTTAAAGCAATCTCCCGCCTTTATGATGTGCAGGAGATACCCCTCTAAACGCTGCATGTCGGCTGCCTGTTGCCCGCAGTAAACGTCTATCCCCGCCTTCATGGCCTCTTTCGCGTGACCAAGGTGATCACCGTGGCCGTGACTTGCGATGATGCCAGCAATATCGCTCGTCTTAAAATTCAGAGCTTCACGTACCTTCTTCCAGGAAATACCGACCTCGATCATGAGCGGGGTATGGCCGTCGAAAAGGTGGTAGCAATTGCCGGACGAGCCGGAAGCAAGGGGCGTAAAAAGAATCATCTCTACCACGCCGGCCCGCGCGGCGCGCGTTTCTTCCCGTCTTCGAGGATTTTGGCACCGAGCTCCTTCAGCGCCCGAACCTCATCCGCGGACAGGCTTGTACCTTCGGGGCCGTCGATGAGCTTGCCGACCTCGGTGAGTTCCGGTATGCTCTTCGCGGCTTTCAGGCGGCTGGCGATCTCGTCGAAGGAAAGGGCCTTGACGGCCTCCTTGTCCGCAGGAGCGTCGGGCTGCTCGGGGCCCGGGTCGGACTCGGGGGCGGCGCCTACTCCGTTCTCCTGGGTGAGGGCTTGCTGCCCCTCGGTTATGTCGATGACCGGTCCCCGGTTCGCCTTCTCTTCTATCTCCGCGCCCACTATCGCGGCGTCCATCGCGTCTTCCTGGGCCTCGACGGCAAGGAAGGCCCTGCTGATCTTCTGAGGGTCGAGGGGCAGCTTGGTAACAGTGGCCGTGACGACCTTCTTCCATTTCATTTGCTTCGGGTAGTCCTTCCAGAACGTCGCGTTACCCTTCGCCGCCGACGCATCGAAATCGTCCGCGCTCACGAGGATGAGCTTGTTCTTCTCAGGATTTCTGTACATGATGTACCCAAAGCCACCGACGACCGCGCCGCGCTTAAAAGGCTGCTCGATCTCGTACTCGTAGGACTCGACTTTGTTGTGGATGGACTTCTTTTTCGGGATGAACTTGTCCCTCTCGTAGACCAGCTCGTAAACAACGTCCTCCGGCGTCTCTACGGCCATTTGCCGGTAATAGTAGTCCTTCCCTGCATAGCCGACTCGGAGATCCAGGTCGTATTTCTTTTTGCGGCCGTTGAAATAGGGGATGACATGGATATGATTGGGAATGAGCGCATCGAGGCCCAAGTCTATCCGGTCCACGGCGTCGACCGCGAGCTTTTCCATGTTGATGTTTTCCCAGGTGATGGGCGTGTTGCCCTGCTTCGCCGGGGTGTTCATCCTCTTGACTTCCAGGTCTTTAAGGCTCGCATCGATCTTGATAAAGAGATGCTGCGCGAGGCGCTTCTGATAAGGCGAGAAGGCGACTTCAGTGCTGACGCTGTTGAATTGCACGATGACGGCCTTAGTAAAAGTGTCGAGAAAGCCGTCTGACTGCGTTGCGAGTGCGGTTCCCGGTTCGGGTGATCCTGGTTCCTTCTTTGCGTACGTGGTGGTTCGTTTGTCTTCCATGGTATCCTCCCTTTATTTGGTCATTTTGTCGAGTTCTTCGATCAGCACCTTTGCTATTCCCCGTCGTTCTTCATCGGATAGCGTTGCCTCTCTGTAGCGTTTTTCGCTGCCGTTTTCCCTACCGAATAGGGGCACGACGAACGACGTTGCCTTTCTCTTGAGCAATTCGGCAACAAGCCGGTCAATCGTCCCGCCCGGAAGCGTCGAGAGAAGACCGTCAGCCAACATCAGCGCCTCTTTCTCAAAAAGCGCGTCGTGTTCATCAATGCTCTTAAAATCCGGGAACTCCTCAGAGATATTGATGACAAGGGGTTCAACGGTCATCTGTTGCCCGATGGTCTGCGCCTTGTAGATGTTGACAGTCTTCATAGCTCCCTCCCTGGTCCCGTGGTCCAGAATTCGACGACTCTGATTGCTTCCCCCCACAAATCAGCCTCTTGTTTCCGCCTCTTTGCATCGTTTTCGTTATCTTCTTTGTCACCCTGGTTTCCGGTAAGAGCCATCAGAGCAAAGGATTTCGCCGCCTCCATGCAGTTTTGCCTTTTGCCGTCCATTTCCTTAATGATCTTGGCTATCGTCTCCTCTGGTGTTCTCATATCAGCCGCCCCGCCGCCTTCCTCGTGGGCGCCTGGGAGGCGGGCTCGACGCGGAGGGTCTTATCTTCCGGCGACACGTCACTTTTCACTCCCACATCACCTTTCATTTTGGTACACACGCACACCGTGTTCCTGCAGTACCCCTCCCCGTCCCCTGCGTGATTCATTCTATCGTGGCCACAGACGCACACGTCATTAGGTGGTCCCCCCGTCATATGCGTGTTCCTCCTTTTCTTTTTTATTTTCCATTCCCAAATCCCGTACATTGTCAGGATGAAGTATATACTACAAAGGCTTTCATCTGGTTATATGACTCCATAATGAGCCGTCCGTTATAGGCCATAAGGCCCCGCGCCTCTCCCTCATCGACCTTTCTTACAAATGCCTTACAGGCCGCCAGAAGATCAGGGGCCGCCGAGATGACGGAAATGTCTGTCCTGCTCGCGCTCTCACAGATCACGTAGCCGCCGTACCACAAAATCTCATATACATATCCCATCCTGTCTGGAGGGGTATCTGTTACAACACTTCCGCCCCACTTTCCTTCTCTCCATGGCCCCGGTGTATGGCTCATATCAGCCGCCCCGCCGCCTTCCTCGTGGGCGCCTGGGAGGCGGGCTCGACGCGGAGGGTCTTATCTTCCGGCGACACGTACAGGCTCACGACCTGACACCCCATCTCGGGGATAATCGTGCACGATTCCCGGTTATCGATGAAGACGGGCGCTCGCAGCCCGTAGTGAGCCTGTAAGGTCCGGATCACGTCGCACCCGGCCTGTGTCCTCGCTGCGCTGTTAAGCCCAGAATTGTAGCCTATCCCCGCCACCGTGATCTCACAGCACGGCTCGATCCCGCCATTCACGAGTTCATTGAAGAGCTTGAAGCGCGTAAACTCAAACTTGGAATTGATCCTATCCGTGAGTAGCGCCACTTTCGTCTTCACAAACAAGTCGCACAAGAGCAACTCCGCCTCGCTCTTCTCAAACTCCGCGGCAAGGCGTTTCTCGTCGGCCTTCAATTCTTCTATCCGCTTCTCCCCGGCTTCCCGGTCCGTGAACCTTTTGACGAGGGCCTGCGCCTCTTTCAGCTGCGCGTCGAGGCTGTCGACTTCCTGCTGTACGACTTCGCGGGCCTCTTTCACTCCTTCCCGCTCGGCGGTGATCCGGGCCTCAAGGCCGGCCTTCTGCCCGACGAGGAGGGCCCAGCCGTCCACCTGAAAATAATTCTCTGCCGCGGCTTTCATCATGTCGCGTTTGTCTCTTAGTTCCTGCAGCTCAGATTCATGCCAGCCACTTTCCGGAGCCATGACGACCGCGCCGAGGGCATCGATCTCTTTCTGCAGGCGCTCCTTCTCTTCCTTCAGGCCCTTTCCCTTCTGGTCGATCTCTGCCAGGCGCTCGGCCTTGCGGTAATTGAAACCCTTCCGCGCCTTGTCTCTTGCCTCCTGGACGCGATCAAGGGGCAAGGATTGACCGCACGTGGGGCATGAGGTAGACGTATCGTCTTCAAACGCCTCAGCGTTAATCTCTATCCACTGTGCGCGGAGTGCGTCGAGGATTGCAGCCATGCCGTGGATCCTGTGTTCCTTGCCGTCCGCCTCTTCCCGCGCGGACCTTGCTTTGCGCTCCGCCGCCTCTTTATTGCTCACAATCTCATTGATCTGCTGGGTGATCCGGGCGATGTCCTTCCCTACGGCGTTATAGTGGGAAAGCTCTTTGCCCTGGATGTCGTTGTTTATTACTGCGACCTGCTTCATGAGGTCGGTGACGGCGCTCCCGTTATCCACTCCGGAGAGGCGGAGCCGGGCGTCGCTGAGTGCCGTTTCCATGCCCGCGATCCTGACAGAGAGCATTCCCCGGTCGAGGCCCGTGACATCCGGCATCATGCGACGGACTTCATCTATCCTTGGGGGGATACCCTGCATCTCCTTATTGATCTCTGCCTTGCGAGCCGCGAGAATCTTCCTGTGATTGTCGATCGTGTGCTTCCCGAGGATCCCGGAGAGAGGCGCAAGGCGGTTATCTGAGGCGATCACCTGGGCGTCCGTCATGTCGCCGCAGACAGCGAGCAGCAGCTCGCGCTGTTTCTGCCAGTGAAGCGACGGGAAAGCGGTAGGACTCGTGATGAGCCTGAATATCCCCTCGTCCCCGGCAAGTTCCGCGATGCGGGCCTTGTATTCCTTCTCCTGAACGGGCACACCGTCAATAAAATGGTCGACTGTATTCCCGGTAAGCTCTTCTTTTGCGGCCCCCCGCTTCTTCGTCCATACCTCGTGATAGACTTTCTTCAGGGTAATACTGTCGCCGTCTGTGCTCAGTTCTCCCTCAACGCTGTGCTCAAGGCCGTGCTCTTCCTGCCCCGTAGCGTCCTTGTTCTTGATGTCGAAGTCGCTGCGACCGAGGCTGTCTTTTCCGAACAGAAGCCACGAGACCGCCGATGCAAGGCGCGTCTTTCCTACCCCGTTGGCCGCATAAACGTCCGTGTCCTGTCCGTCGCAGACCAGTACATCATTGCCCCCCTGAAAATCCCTCAAAATGAGCTTGTCTAAACGAATGTCTTTCATGCTATCCTCCTTAATGCAGCCGTTTCTATCGGCGTGAAGCCCTCCTGCCTTATCTCTTCCCGCTCCGATCTGCGCCCGGCCTCGAAAAACCACCGGGCGACATCCTCCCTGAATTCGTTAGAGTTGAAGAACGGCGCCTTGGCCTTGCGGTATGCGTCCACTGCGGCTTCAAAATCCATGGTCCACCGTCCCCGCCGCCTCTCTGTTTACCTGTTCCCGCCGCTCTACCCACCTTTCGGCCCGCTTCCTGGTAAACTCGTCAACATTCTTTTCAGGAGAGGGATTCAACATGTCGATCAGAACTCGGGCCATATGGTCGCGCAGTTCAGATGCCTTGCAGACGCCAGACAGTTTCATGGTCACTTCCTCCTGTGAGTCCTCGTAAGGTCCCGGAAGGTGTGGGGCCGAGGAAAAACCCACCGTCCTGCAGGACGTCCTTCCGGGTGACGGGGAGTCCGTCACTTACCATTCTTTCTCAAACATCACCTTCTTCAGTCCGAAACTTGCCGCTACGGCCGCAGCACACGTCTTCTGCCGAGTTTCAAGGTAATATTCCCGCCCGGTGCTTGGGCAGACGCAACGCAGATAAAGGAAGGGCTTCTTGAACCCATCGACATTAAAAGACACGATGCCGAGAGGGCCGCTCATGGAGTCCGCCGCCTCGTCCACTACAACAGGCTTGAGCGCCGCCATCTTCGTCTTGTCCATGATCTCATAGGCAACCCGGCGTTGTTCCGCGTTACGGATAGCCAGAATCTCGTGTGCCGAAAGCGAACCAGAGCAGACAGCCTGCCACAGGGCAACGTTGTCGAATCTAACGCCATGGACACAGTAGAGACCCCATCCATCGGGATACTCGATGGCCTTCTCGGCGGTCGAGTGGAGACGCCCCTGTTCATCTCTATTGATCTTTGTGGGCCGGGCGCAGACCATCACGAAATCACGGTTCGGCCAAATGTAGTTGACGGATTCGCAGACCTTCTTGTAAGCGATGGCCCGCTCAACAATATCCTTTGCCAGTTTCAGTTTGCAGACATCCATGAAAAAGCTCACGGTCGCTACACCGAAATACCACCAGTAGCCGACCCAAAATTGACCACCGAGCCAGTAATGCCAGGTGAGCCCTACGCCGGCCTTTTTTGCGATAGCGATAGCTGTTCCAACTGCGCCGCCAACTGCGTCGTCAACTGCGCCGCCAACTGCGCCGCCAACTGCGTCGTGAACTGCGTCGTCAACTGCGTCGTGAACTGCGTCGTCAACTGCGTCGCCAACTGCGCCGCCAACTGCGCCGTGAACTGCGTCGTGAACTGCGTCGCCAACTGCGTCGCCAACTGCGTCGCCAACTGCGCCGCGAACTGCGTCGCGAACTGCGCCGTGAAC